GATTGAAGGCGTCATCCTGAGTCTGGCGCGACAGATGGCGCGTGCGAAGGGCTACAACGCCGGGGCACAGGCCGTGCTGGATGCGTATGGTCTGACCATCACAGACTACGTCGCCAAGCGCAAGGAAAATAAGGCTAAGAAAGCCCTTGACAAATCCGCTGACAATGCGGTACATTCTGAGAATGGATAACACAACCAAGTCGCTATTCGCGGGCGCACTGCTTGGCCGAATACTGGGCATAGCGCTCGTTCTGCTGATTGGCTTCGGTACGGCGCACTGCGAAGTGCCTTCGACCAACCGCCACTCCAACGAGTTTGGAGCCGTCATCGAGTACACCAACCCGTTCATGTACAACTTCGGCATCATCACTGATGCTGCGGTCATCAGGACGGACAAGCGCATCGCCACCAATCTGAAGTTCCAACCGTACGGTACGTTCGCTCTGTATACCGAACAGGTCATGCTGTGCGGCCTGCCGACCGACGAACTAATCAACAAAGCATCTGGGCCAGTGATACTGGTCTACAAGCGCCAAGCAAATGCCGCTGTTCAGGGCGTGGCCTGCCACAATCTGGAAGGCGTATTCTCAGTGGGAGCACAATAATGTTAATCAACACCAGCCCGACCGCCGCAGCCTCTTTTTGTGCGGTGCAGCCACAAGCCGAGTCTCTTAGCGAGAGATTTCATGCGTACCTTATCGAACACGGTACTTCCGCTTCCGCCGACATCACCAAGGCGCTGGACACAGATGGCCGTAATCACACTCGCCTGCGCGATCTTTGGATGCAGGGCAGGGTTGACAAAGTGGGTGTAGGAATTGCCGCTGCTACCAATCAGCAGAATGATCTTTGGAAGGCTATTCCTGACGGCAGCGAATACGCGGCTGCCCGGCGCGCAGCAACGCACCACTACTGGGTTGACAAGAAACGTCGGCTCTTGGAAGAACAAACCAAATTGCCTCAACGCATCGACGAGGCAAACAAAATGATTGAGGGTCTGCAATGACCGAGGGCGGATGGGTATCAAGCAAGACCGAGGCGACACCGATTCTGGTGTCCGAGGGAACCAGTCAGAATGGTGCCCTTCAATTATTGGCCGAGCAGTACCGGAGACGTTTGGAGAGCATTTTCGTGAAGAACGCCAAGAAGAACATTCAGGTGCGCCTGAGCGACATCCTGTACTACAACAAGGCCGAAGCCGCCGTGAGGACTCTCTATGCAGACGCCACTTAGCGAAAACGATTTGACCTACCGCGAACAGTGGGAACGATGCGCACCAAACGCTTTTCGTCTTCCCGACGAAGAAGTGCTGGCAATGATTGCCGAGATACGACTGTGGAGGGCAACATTACCAAACGGCGCGAAGAGTGGAGCGGCGTCTGGGCGCATCTCTGGCACTGATCCCAACTTCACTCAACTCGATCATCTACCGGAGGGGTCACACTAATGCGATTCTTAGAAGTTACAAAAGACGGCGGTCCGGACTCACCAGTTACGGGCCTGTTCTTGATCGAAATAAAATCTCTGTTCTCGATTGTGCTGATGAAGTTTGGCGGTACCCGCGAGAACTTCCACTCGCACGCGTTCAACGCGTTGACATTCTGGCTAAAGGGCGCGGTCATGGAAGTCATTCGCCCGACCAGCGGCAAGCCAACGTTGCTCAACCTACGGCGTTGGAAAGCCGGGGACGTAAAGTTCACGTCTCGAAACACGATGCACAAAGTCCTTCCCGAAGGAAGCGCGTGGGCGTTATCGTTCCGAGGACCGTGGGCCAAGACGTGGAAGGAATACGATCCGACCAACGACCGCATCATCACGTTATCGTCTCCGGGCCGCAATATCGTGAGCATGGAGGCTGCCAATGGCGGACTTTAACCTTGCAATCGACACCGTGCTGACAAACGAAGGCGGATTGGTGGACAACCCGTCCGACCCCGGAGGACTTACTAACTTCGGCATTAGCCAGCGTTCTTACCCCACTGTGGATATCCGCAACCTGACCCGCGAGACGGCTGCGGCTATCTACCAACGCGACTTCTGGCACTACGATGCCGTGCAGTTACAGCCCATGGCGACCAAAATATTCGACATGAGCGTAAACATGGGACACGCCGCTATCCGTATCCTTCAGACTTGTCTCGGCGTCACTGTGGATGGCATATGGGGACCGGGAACCTGTGCAGCCGTCAATGCCGCAGGCGACTCTTTGCTCAGTGATTATCGACTAGCCTTGGGACGGCACTATCAGAATCTCGTCCTCGCCAATCCCGCTTTGGCTCAGTTCCTTAAAGGCTGGCTTCGCCGCGCAGCACAGTGACTCACAAACAGAAAAAGGAGACATCAGTGGCTGAAAGCAACTACGGCATCACGCGCATATCTCTGGACGATGTAGGAACACGTTCCGAGCACATTATCCACATGAGGGACAACTGGGTACTGGCCGTCGAGATTCTGGAGAAGCGTTCGTCTTGGCTGACGGACAAAGAGAAAAAACTCTTGACAGACCTGCACACTGTGGTAGACTTCATCAACGATCACCTTGAGAAGGACTTCATCGACATCGAAAGGCTGGCCAAGTAATGCGGGGTCGGGGCAAGAAAATCAACCCAGAAAAGAACTACGTGGCCGCGAAAGATTTTGCGGCTGGCAAGGTCATCGGAAGACCCAAGCAACGTTGGACAGGAACAGGATGGGAAAAGTATGTGGAAGAGCCCTCGCAAGGAACGGTACTACCTAGCGCACAAGACAGTTCTAATCTCTCAGGTGATCGAGAGAAGACGACAGAATAAGGCACTGGTTCGCATCCTCCTCGGTGGACAGTGCGAACTATGTGGCTACTGTCGGTGTCTAGAAGCGTTAGACTTTCACCACATCAACCCTGAAGACAAGGAATTCGAAGTGAGTACAGCCCGCAACCCTAATGTTGAAAAGATGTTCTTAGAAGCGTTGAAGTGCGCGCTCCTGTGCCGTAACTGCCACATGGAGGTTGAGATGGGGCTTGTTGCTCCAGACTGGGAGAAGGTCAATGTTAAAAAATAACGGCAGGCTTCTTGATGCAGGTCAGGAGACGAAGTTTGGCACGCTCATTCGCACAGACTTGGAGCGGGTACTGGTCGGTCAGCCGGACGCCATCGATTATTACGTCCAATTGGTTGAAAAGTTCCGCAGCAACCTGTACGAAGCTGGCCGTCCCATTGGCTCCGTCCTCATGACCGGGCCAACTGGCAACGGAAAAACCTACAGCGCTGAGAAGTTTGCGGAGAGTCTGCAAGGACGCCTGAGCCGTAACTGGCGCAACAACCTCATGCGTATCGACTGCGGAGAGTTCCAACACTCGCACGATGTTGCCAAGTTGATCGGCAGCCCTCCCGGCTATCTCGGTCACCGCGAGACCAAGCCCATGCTGTCCAGTGAGCGCATCGCCTCGCTACAGTCAGCCGTGTTAGAGTATCCGTTCGCCATCCTCTTGTTCGATGAGATTGAGAAAGCATCTGACGCTTTATGGAACATAATGCTTGGCATCCTCGACAAGGCGTCGATTACGCTGGGCACAAACGAGGCCGTCAACCTTGAACAGACAATCATTCTTATGACTTCGAATGCTGGGTTCTCGAACCTGAAGGACGGGCTTGGCTTCGCGCCACCCTCCGTACTTGAGGCCGCTGAGACAAAGCGCATTGGCATAGAGGCCGCGAAGCGTAAGTTCTCGGTCGAGTTCATCAACCGTCTGGATGGCGTAATCGCGTTCAATGCCCTGAGCACCGGGCAGATTGCGGACATCTTGGAACTTGAACTGGGCAAGCTGCAACTCGATGTGTTCACCAAGTGCGTGCCCAAGGTCATGTTCACGGCAACCGAAGTGGCCATGGCACAACTAATCAAGACTGGCTACGATTCAAAGTATGGAGCCCGCAACATCAAACGAGAAGTTGACAAAGAGCTACGCCTGCCCATCGCACGAATACTAGGTAGCGGTCAGGTGCTGGGCTACGAAAGCGTCCTGATTGACTTCGAGGACGGCAAGTACACATTCAAGGCTTTCCAACGTGAAGGGTCTCAGTTCAGAATCCATGGCGCACTCAAAGACAAAGGGGACATTCTGTGAACAACGTAACGATACGCTTTGACGAAGGCGAGTTCATCGCGTCGTTGGAGAACACTGAACTGGAAGGCGTTGGCGAAACAATGTCCGACGCTCTCCGCGACTTGGCCGAAAACATTGAACTGGGGCAGATATGATTCAACTGCGCCTATCAATCTTCATCTTCTTAATCGCCTTGATACTGAGCCTGTCTGCCGAAGTGATTTATCAGGGCACGACCATCGAAACACAGGCTCACACGATTCAAGAACAGCTTGGGCAGGCTGTTGGTCCTGACGCAACGCCGCAACCACCAAAGGCTTTGATTCCTCCAGTAGTAGAACCGAAGGAACCAAAGGCTTTGATTCCTCCAATAGGACCGGAGCAACCACAGTCGTTTACTGACCAGAGGAGATGGCAAAAAGAATTATGATTGGACAATTCCTAAGACGACATCTGCGGCACAAGGAAATCGGGTGGAAGCCTATTGGCGAAATCTTCTATCGCTACCAGCTTCTGAAGACCCGGTGGTTCAACGTCTATCTGCACGAACTGACCGCGCCACAATGGCATGAGCAGTGCCACGATCACCCATGGTGGTTTGTGACGCTGTTGCTTTGGCCGGGATATCTAGAAGAGAACGCCAGCGGATTCTACTGGCGCAGGCCGCTATCTTTGTGGTACCATCCGGCTCACTACAGTCACAACGTGGTGACGCCGAAGGGAACATCTTGGTCGCTGATTATTACGGGACCAAAGTCCCGAGACTGGGGATTCAAACACTGTGAAGGCATTTAAGATTTTCGCACCCGACAACGACGGTCTCCGTGGCGCGATACGCATGGACTATACGGGCGAAGTGACCCTCGACCTGAAGGCTGACATTTCGTGGTCTACGAGCTCTGATATCTACAAGGGTAACATCACCTTGAACCTTGGAGACATCGAGCCAGTTGGCCCTGAACTGCACAAGAAGATTTACCTCGTCACTGTGGAAGAGGTTAAACTAAACGAGAACGAGCGCCCGAGTGACGGCTACAAGCGCATCATCCAAGAGAGGGAAGAACAGGAACTGGCGGCTGCTGGAATCTCTCCCAGCATCACACGTCGCCTAAAGAGTGTCGCATGAACACTGTCGTCAGGATCAAGTTTGGATCGCATCTGTACGGCACCAACACGCCGACAAGCGATACTGATTACAAGTCGGTCTTCATTCCCGAATCCCGCGACATCATCCTTCAGTGCTGTCCGAGGACGATGTCCATGGGCACTGGGCGCAAGAAAGAAGAGGGCGAACGAAACCTCACGACCGACGTGGACAACGAGTGCTACTCGCTGCACTATTACCTCCAGCTTCTGCGGGAGGGCCAGACGGGCGCGGTGGACATGTTGTTCGCTCCGAACCCAGAGGAATCAACGCTGCTGTGGGATCATCTGCGCATGAACCGCGAACGGCTGCTGACCAAGAAGAGTGCGGCCTTCGTGAGCTACTGTCGGACGCAGGCGAACAAGTACGGCATCAAAGGGAGTCGGGTTGCCGCAGCTAAGAAATCTTTGGATATGTTCGAAGCACTCATTCAATCGTTTGGCAGCACGGCGAAAGTTGGCGATTACATAGCTCCGGGCGACCGCGAGATTGCGCCACACACATCCGTCGTGACGAAAGAAACCACGGGCGGGAACTTCGAGACCTACTACGTCTGCTGCGACCGCATGGTTGGCTTCAAGAACACGCTCAAAGAGGCTGCGTCCATCTTTACGCGCATCCATGAGAACTACGGAGCGCGCGCCCGGATGGCTGAGTCGAATGAAGGCGTAGACTGGAAGGCGCTGTCGCACGCTGTGCGCGTTGGCCATGAGGCGCTGGAGTTGCTGAAGTACAGGTGGATCACATTCCCGTTACCGAATGCTGCACACATTCTGGAAATCAAGCAGGGCAAGTTGGACTACAAACAGGTTGCCGAGGAAATCGAGGGGCTTCTCGTGGCGGTTGAGAGTGCCTCTCTATCCTCGACATTGAGAGAAAGCGCGGACAGTGCATGGATCGACGAACTGATCTACACGGTCTACTCTCGTCAGATTCCGCATCTCACGGGGTAGTTCGAATGAGTGACAACATGACCAGAGGTCAAAGACATAATGCACGGCGACGTGCGGCTGGATTGGCTGCATTGAGGGTGACGTTCGGGCCGCGATTGAAGCACAGAAAAAGAAGCCCATCAATTAAGATGGGCTATAGCAGTAACCGCTTTAGAACTTAACTCGTTCGTACACGCCACATGCGCGGCAGGGTCACTGCTACGGCGGGCGCTTCAATCTGTTCTGGCTGCTGCTCTATGACGGCGACAATAGGCAGAGGTTCCAGTGGTGTGGGCTCTGGCAAAGGTGCCGGGGGAGCAATCAACTTGGTATATCGATCACTTGTGCTCATAAATCCTTTCTTAAGTTCCGATGCATATGAACTCAATTACATCGCTGCCTGTGCCTGCAATCGTAAAGCTGCTCCCACTGTTTTGTGTGATTTTGGCCGAATGATTGGCCGTGCTATCACACAAGACGGTGGAGTAACTGGTCGCGTTCGTAAAGGCCGCGCTTCCGACTAACGTTACGGTTGCAGCCCCGCCACTAAGCGTGACGCGGTCTGCCACAATATGCGCGGTCATTTGACGCACGCCTGCTGCGTTAAATACCGGACGACCGAGGACAAAGTTGCCCCCGGTTGTGCCGATAACTATTTCGTTGGTGTCCGTCGCAAGGTAACTTTCCCCCGCTTCAAGCACGGGAGCGTTAGCCTTCACGCCGCGTAGAATTTGAAAGCCTACGTTACGTGCCATGGTAACCTTAGAATGTTCCGCAGTCGATGTTCGTGAGACTGCTACCTGCGCCGATGGTTGCGGGCAGTTGCGTTTGCGCAAGCAGTCCAGAAATGTCGGTGAAGGCGGGTTGAGAAAGGTGTTGAACGCCAGACGCGTCGATGTACGTCACCCATTCATGAGCCACAGGGGCTCCGAGAGGTGTAACATCGGGCGTGGTAATAGCCGTCCAGTTCGGCAACGACGATGCGGGAAACGAAGTCAATATGTACGTGACTCCGTTGCCAGTGTCAATTGCCAAATCGCCGACGTTCGCCGCCAAGGCTGTTAGCCCTGCCGTCGAAGATACGGTGAACACGTTATGAGCCGCGTTGACTGGCTGCCATGCTTTGCCGGGGCCGTAGCCCGCAGCACCGCTGCCAAGGTCAACAAATAGTTGGTTGCTGTCCGTTGTCCATGCAAGCACTCCGGGGAATCCCGTAGTCGCCAGCGTAGACAAATCAGACAACGTTCCACGATAGGTCTGAATTTTTACATTTAACATTTAAATTTCTCCTAGAAAGTTCCGCAATCAGTGTCGGTTGCGAAACTTTGCGTTTCGAGGGTCGAGAGTAATACTCCCGAGCCTGCTACGTTGCCATACCCGTCTGAGACTAAAACAACCCCAGCAGGCTGGATCGCGAGATTCCAGTCTGCCGTGGCTGCAAGAGGGTTTGAGCCTGAGCCTTTTCCGTTAAGAACCGACATAGGTCACCTTCCTTTAGTCTTCAAAACTGATAATCAGCCCGGTCGGTGCTGCGGGTGGCGCAGGAGCCATGTTGGGCGGTGATGGCGGCAAGTCAATCAATACGAATGAACTTGCAGGAGAAACTGCTGCCCACGTAACGGTATTGTCCGTGGTTAGGTCATTTGGAGTGCCAGAGAACGTGGGCTTGGTAGCCCCACTGATTCCAGCAACAAGGACTTCTTGGTAGCTATTGCTCTGACAGTCAAAAATCAACTGCCCCAAAGCATAAGCATGGTTGGCTTGCCAAGCACCTGTGAACGGGAACTGGAGGAACAGAACGACGCTATTGTCGTCCATAGTAACAGCCCCTGTGATCGCAAACAAGCGACCCGCGATGTTCGCGCCAGTGTTAGCGGTAATGCTGGTCTGTGCCACAATCGTACCGGCGAAGGACGTACCAACGCCAAGAGTTGCGGAACTGCCGACCTGCCAATACACGTTCGATGCTTGCGCACCGTTGAGCAGGACAATTGCGCTGTTCGAAGCCGCAGTGGTCAGGGCACTTCCGATTTGGAAAACCCATGCCGCGTTCGGGTCACCTTGCGCATCCAACGTGAGGATGCCCGTGATTCCGATGGTGGACGAAGACGTGTACACGCCGGGCGTGAGCGTCTGTCCGCCCAAGTCGCCAGAAATGGTCGCCGTGCTGGTCATCAACATCAACGCATTGTACAACTGTTGCGCTGCGGCCTCGCCTGCGGCAGAAACAAAGTCGGCATAATGGAACACGCCGCTGATAACGCCGGGAGGGAACCCCGTGATGGACGTACCGGGATAAGTGCCGATATCGCCAGACACTTGAGTTTCACCTGTGCTGGTGATGGTAGAACCTGCCAGCACCATGAAGTTGTCAAACCCATTAACAACTGGGATGACCGGGGTCGGTCCATACGGCACCGGAGCCGATTCGATTCCAACAGAGTCGGCACTCTCTACACCACCGCTGACAGCGGTAATTTCATAGGAGTACGACTTGCCGGGGAACACAGCCGTGTCGGTGTATTGCGGAATCTGGTTCGCAAGCGCGACGTGAGTTTCCGCAGTAGCATTTGCGTTCGACAGCGTCATGCTTGAGGTGGTTGAAGCCGTGCAAGCAAACATTCCGTTGTTGTTGCTGCCGCCGAATCCTGCGACGAGGAAGCTAAACCCCGCGTACGCATTTCCGGCTCCACCGGGCAACGACCCGGAATAAACTGCTGAACCGCCAACCGACGCTGCAACGGACGACAAGTTCAAAGTTGGGAACACTGTGACGAGACTCGCGTTAATGGGAGCCGCGCCTTCGTTACCGGGCAAACTGCCACGATAAACGTTGTAACCTGAAACCGGAGTTGAGCTCGGGTTCCACTGTAAAACAATTTCATTACTCATTGTTAAGCTACTCTTTCTCTCCTCCAACCAGTCCGCCTCTATGGCGGGTCCGGCCTTACGGGCAAAAGAATAACGTAGGTACTAGCTGCCAGCCTATTGTTGGCCTGTTGCTATGCTGCTCTGCGTTTTTGTTTTGTCTCTGTGCTGGTACGAGCGCATCTCGCCCAATAGCCCGTTTTCTCTCGGGGTGTTTATCCGCAGTTAAACACGCGCACTCAGCGGAAGGCAGTTCTAAAACGTTTGGCAGTTGCCAAACTGACCACCCTAAAGAAACGGGGTGAGCGGTAATGCTCACCCGTTCTTTGTTACAGCTTACTGACGGCAGCCGTTTCGACTGCGCTAGTAATTTTTGATGCGTCTGCTTGTACGACTGCTTTCGCAGCGATAGTTTCCTTCACAAACAGCGCCTTGATTTTGCGGCCTATCGCAGGCATGAAAGCCCCTCCGATAACGCCTACTCCAATACTTAGTGGATCGAACAACATGTGTTACTCCTTTTCTAGACGAACAGTGGCGAACTTTTTTACACCTTGGCAATTTCACCAGACTGTTGCTCAGTCTGTAAAATTGCTTTAGCACGTACCGCATCACCGACCATCGCCTTGACACAATGGTTGACTTGAAAAATATTCAGGAAGGTCGCAAGAGTCTCGCCCCACAACCTGCCTTCGATACATGCACGGCCAGCGTGAGCGCTGATCGTCTCGTCGTTGCGCCCGCGAAACAGTGTAACGTTAATGAACTGGTCGAACGCTACGAGGCTGCGTTTGATCCATCCTTCTGCCAGCACTCGTGCTTCCTCGGTTGCCGTTTCTGCGGCAGTCAGCGGTGTGAGGATCATAAGTCTCCTTTTATAACGCGTGCATCACGTAAGCGCCAGTGGCGAACCCGAGGCCGAAGCCCCACTTGAATCCGCTGCGCCATGCCTTCTTGATCTTGACCTTGTCCGCCGCGATAATTGCCTTCGTGTCGGCCTGCTGATCGGTCAGTTCCTTGTTGAGCCCTGTGATCTCTTTACCGTCCGCGTCGATAACTTTGTCCGCGTCCGATAGCAAAGCAGCATTGTTTGCAGCAACTTGCGTCTCGTTCGTCAGTTCGTCCTTTAGGACGGGGACTTGTTCGAGCGACTGCACGACAGCCACGGAACTCACTGAATCTAAAGTCAATCCTGTTGATGTAGCCGTTACGCCCGTCGCGGCAGGGACTAGGGCTTGGAGCCGCTGTCCCAATTGAGGCAAAGGCATTTGTTTATCCACGGCTTGCTGCTTTCCCAAATTAGCCGCCATTTGCGCTACGGAAGCCTCCAGCGCGACATTTTGCTTGGTAACGGCGTCTAGCGTCATCTGATACTGTTGCTGCGCTGTAGCCGACGCCAGCGCAAGTGCGGCGGTATTCTGCTTATCTTGAGCTACGACTTGCGTCAGTGCGGCCACTTTGGCGTCTTTAAGGGATGCGTCATAATTCAACGCCTTGTTTCCCAAGAAACCTCCAACAAGCAGCACAAGGGCAACGATTGCCACTCGTTCGTGTTTTTGAAGCCATGTTAAATCGTTTTTAGCCACAGTCCAGATTTGTCCTGTGGGCGGGGTCAGTATGTTTGGGGTACTCATTGTCACTCTCCTCCCAACAATTCGCTGGTTTTAGGTATGCCGTGACCAAGGGGGTGACGGACCTGTGTCGGCCTCGCAGTGTAGTCCTCGATTGCTCGGTTGGCCGAGGACATCAGTTCCTGCGTCTCTTTGATCGGCGGGACGGGAATCTTTCCGACTCGCTCCGGTTTGCCTTTGATCGTTTCTTGATACATTACTTCACCCTCTTGGGCAGATGTTTGCCCTTGGTTGCTGCATCCCATTCCTTGAGTTTGCTGCCGAGAATTTCTGGATGGCTGTGCATGTAGCCCGCCTGCGCAAGCGAGGCGAAGGGGTTCTTACTAACCAACCCGCCTCCGTGCATGCCCATTGAGATTTCAATCTTGCGCCCGGTTGTACGTGAGCGAATCGTTTGGTGCTCCGTCATCGGCTTATTGGGATAAGGAGCACACTTGCATCCCGCCTGTCCACATCCATCACACATAAAGTACCTTTCAGCGATTCACTCGCAAATACTCAATGGCGCTCTGAAGACGTTCAATTACATCTTCGAACTGCCCTAAACCAAGATTACAACCACGGCATAACATCTTCCCTATTTTACCCGTCTTATGGCAGTGGTCAAGGACGGACCCCCGAGGTACGGGGTATACGACTTCGGCGGATTCTGGTTACCCGCATCCGCAGCGTAGACGCTCTGGCTTTGGTGGATCGTAAGGGATTCGAACCCCTGTTCCCTGCGTGCAAGGCAGGTGTCCTCCCACTAGACGAACGACCCACATTTGATATGGCTGAGAAGGTAGGATTCGAACCTACGGTAGGCGCATTAACAGTGCGCTGCCTTACCAGCTTGGCTACTTCTCAACATCGTAAGGACGGGGATCGCGGGTACGTTGAAAGTAGCTCGTTACCCAGCCTCCAACGATGCCGCCCACAAGAGCGGCAAGAAAAATGTAAATAGGATTCATCGTACTCTCCGGGGCATTAGGATAATCACCAAGACAAATACTACCACCCAGTACCAGTCCATGTCAATCGCTTAATCCGTTGCCTGACGGCATGGATGGAAGCTGCTTATCGACGCTGTTGACCGCCCAAGCGTAAGCCGAAAGGCCACGTTCGCACCGAACTTCATCGACAGCGCCTTGCTGTGCGGCCTTCTTCGCAGCCTGTTCGGCTTTGAACTTCTTGTGCCGCTCGTACATCAAAGGGATCAATGACTCAATCTCTGCCATCACAGCCCTGTAGGCTTCCAATGAGCCTTCGGATACCGGACGGTCGTCAATCAAGTTGCCCGTGGCTTCGGCGTCGAGCAGTATGCCTAGGCACGCGCGTGCGTGTCCGAGATGATGACATCCCGAATCTTCCGCCTTGCGTTGTCCTTCAAACCACATATCGAGATGGCGCTTGCAGGCCGCGACGTAGATCGACGCGATGACCTTGTTCGCACGCCAGTTGTAAGCGTTGTATTTCCCTGCACCGTCCATCATCGCCAGAGACTCCCATGCAATTGCTACGGCGGGAATCTTTGAGGCGTCAGGTTTCTTTGCCCCCAGCAAATCCTTGGGATTACTTCCAAGCGCCTTCGATGTGGGCGCGATTGATACGTTGTTACTCGACATTGACTTGCTCCTATTTGGGTAGTTGGGAGGCGAGGTATTCCTTGACGCCTTCCCATGTTGGGATCACAACGACCACCGGAAGGTCTTTCGCCGTCTCGGTGCCGTCAAGGAAGTGGAACACGTTCTCTTTTTCGCCCATCACAATCAGTTCGGATGAACAGCCACGCATCTCTTTGGCGTACTGCGTATACAGTTCGCCGCCGATTGCCAGCCACTGGGCCAGAATCAAGCCGTACATCAAGCCGGACTCGAATGTCCGTCCGCCACGTGACATCTGATGTGGTGTCAGGTTCATCAACTGCTCTGGCGTAGGTACGGTCAGAACGACTTTGTCCGCCGATAGGATGTCTTGGACATCGAACACGGCAGTCTCCCGCATGTACTGCGCGGGCTTGTCTGTAATCTTGCAGTTATGTGGCACTGTTTCCAGAGCCCAACGGGAAGTACACTCAATGCCCATGGCAGCGAGTTCTTCTCCCCGTGCTTTCACGCGGTCTTTGTCGGCAAAATTTGAAGCTATATAGACGCGCACAATACCTCCTCTTTGTATGTGACGTTATGCACTATCTTTGATATGTTTGATTGACAAACACCAAACTCTACCGCGAGTGCCGTTTGACTTTCTCCGTTCTTGTATCTCTGACGAATCTCCCGTGCTTGCGCTGGAGTTACTTTGTGAAACCTTGCTCTACCTTTTCGCACGGCATCTTGCAGGTTTTGAAATCCGTTACCTGCAAACAGGTGCGTACCTCTAACACAGGATGGGTTATCGCAACGATGACAAACATCCAAGTCTTCTGGAACCGCAACATGGTTCTGAATTTCGAAGGCGGTTCTATGCACCGCCAACATTTTTGAACCGCTACGAACGTGACCGTAGTCTCTCGACTTCGCGCCTGCCCAAAGCCAGCAATTTCCTAGTTCGGGACAGGCTTCTGGAATCGGGCCGTCAAACTCAACGCGATTCCAGAAACGCTCAAGCCAGTTCATAATTCTACGCTCTCCAGCGTGCCTTGCCGTCAACCATCTTCATGGTGACTATGGCGCGCTGGCCGTTGTCGTACTGGACGACGTGACTCCAGCCCCAGCTTGATGGTCCGGTTGTGTAATCCCAACCCGCCGTCAGTTTTGAAGAAGTGCCTGCTACGAACAGGCCGTGATAGATGCCCGCTGAGTGCGTGTGTGCGGTAGTCATCTTCTTGCCGATCTTCGAGAGATTGGCAGGGTTGCCGAAGTTACCATTCGGTCCGAGGTGGCCGTGCTGACCACACTCGATTTCCCCTACCACAAATGACTCATCGGGTAGGAGGAACTTCATGCTACCGGGCTTCATGCCCGCTTCCGTCTCCATCACACGCTGCATGATGTTAACGTTCTTGGGCAGCTTGCCCGCTCTGATCTGTTCGTACATGAACAGTTGCAGGCGCAGGAAGATTTCTGCGTTGGCTGGATCGAAACGGTAGTCGTAACGATTGAGCCATGACTGGAGCCACCATGCGTCATGGTTGGCGTCCGGCGCGACGGTCGTACACCACGGGCGCAGATAACGTTCTGCGATGGCGCGGGTACGCTTCAACTCGTCTTCGACGCGATGCAGACCACGCAACCAACGATGGAAATACAGATGTGGCAACGGAGCGGCTTTGATGTAGTGTCGGTTGATGCTGACACCTTCCATCACGTCGTGAATAAACTGGTACTTCGGGTGCAACTCGTCGAGCATCTCTTGTGATGCATCGACAACTTCCGGCTGGGAGTTGGTTGCGTGCAAATCTCCCCATGTGATTGCTTCGACCTTGGCGTCCGTCGATACGACAACGCCGTCTTCGACTTCGATGTTCAGGTCTTGAATGTTGCAGCCATTCTTGCGGGCCGATACTTGGCGCACGAACCAGTTTCCTTTGTCGTCCACTTCGACAATCAAAAATGAATAGCGGTGATGATGCTCTGCCTTCAGACCAGCTTTCTTCTGAATGTAGTTCAGTTGAGTGACTGCGCCTGTGGTGAAGTTCATCTTCACTGGCATACCTTCGGGAACTGCGATTGAACGCATCTCGATCTTGGTATGTGGGAAGATCGCGCTCTTGCCGTGGGCGAACGATTCGAGGCCGGACAACGGGTTCTCTTCGGTCGGCATGATGTTCTGATCACCGCACCAAACAAGGCCGGGTGCCAGTTCAACGCGCTCGTCGTTCAGGTACTGCTCGATGTCTGCGTCGAACCACAACTGATTGCCTGTCGGATTCTCTTTACCGCGCTTGACGGACAGCTTACCGTACTGGTTCTGGTTGTATGAGAACGTCCCGATCATAATCTTCGCGCTGTAGTGATCTGCGAAGGCTTTGAGGTTTGCCCAAAACTCTTTGTGCACCTTGGTGTTGTTCTGTGCAGAAGTCAGGATGTAGCGACTGACCTTGCCTGCTTCCGGTAACGGCTCCTTACGTTCAGCGACTCGCTCTTTGCCGTCCACCAAATCCTTCGGCGCGACTAGCTTCGCGGCTGCACGGAATTGATCGAACGTCTCGAAGTACGTCTCGTACGCCTTCTTGAACTGTCCACCGAGGATGTACTCGGCACGAGTAATAGCGGGTTTCTTGCCAGCAACTGCCTTAATGTCGGCAATCAGTTGCGCCTTGGTTACCTTCGACTTTGCCATGATTCCTTTCTTACTCTAGGGAGCATGTTACCAAAGTACCCACTCCCTGTCAAGCGTTATTTCTTGCGGCGACCGGATGCTCTGGCTGCGCGGGCTCGGGGTGGAGGGGTCATCATAGACTGCACTAACCGTCCCACATCGGTTCGAAGTTCTCTTAGTTCACTGGTTTGTGTATCAGTGGCTTTTACGATGGCTTGTGTTTGAGATGTCAGTTCGGCTTTGATGCCGACAACACCTTCTTGCGTACTGGCAAGAGCATTCTTAACGTAATTGTACGCCGTGAACGCTGCCCAAAATCCTCCACCTACTGAGGCAAACCATTTTATCTGTTCAACCCAAACTGGAATGCTACTGGCCTCCATTGGAACCTCCTTGTGCCTTATCCGGCCAAACTTGCTGTGAGGCCGCGTGTGCGCTCAGAAATCCATAGAGTGCGTAAATCGAATTGGTGTAGTTAGCACCCAAATCAATGTGATGCCAGAAGTGCATGGCGCTTGTGACGGCAAACACTGTCAGCGCAATAGGCACATGGGCGTCGTTCGTCAGACGTGCCCAGATTGCACAAAAGTTCATAACATCCTTTCTACCTGAATATAGTAAATGGCCCCTGATTAGCACAGGGCAAATGTGCTGCCGAATCTATGATCTTCTCTTGGAACCACGGGTTCGTGACACCGTTACGGCCCTTGCTCAGGTCGGCCCAATAGATGCCACCCATGGCTGGGTCTGCGATGCTGCCATCGTAGATGCCGTCGATGTTGTGAAGCAATTTTATAAAGTCGGGAGACCAAAGGTCTGGCAGTTCCCCACGATTTGGTTGAACGAGAACTGCTGAATAGTTTGGAATCTTCTTCAGCATATCAAGCCATGAGCCCCAACCGAGGCGAACACGGTTCGACAAACATCCAGCGATGATTGTAGGAATCTGGTGATTCCCAAAATCTTTCCCTTGTCGCCAACATTCAGTGACGACAAGGGCTTTTACGTAGTCATCTTGACGAAGCAAATCTTCCTCCTATGAAAGCGCTTCCCTCATCTTGTTGCTGAGTGAAGGGGTGAAGTTGTTGCTAAGGTCATCGGGGTTGAACTCGGTGTCCTTATCTACCTTCGGCGCTTGGGATTTAGCGGCTGCCTTCTTGGCCTTGGCGGTCTTCTCTTTGCTTAACGAGGACCGGGCTTCGATAGCTTTGTTGACACCCCGTTCAAGACCCGCACGATTAGTGGCTCCAATACCGCCTGCGGTAGGCGCTTGGGTTTGGTGCTCTGCGAGGAGTTGCTTAAACTTTGGAGAGTTTTGGAGATTGACTGCTCTAAAGCGCTCGTCTCCGGTTGCTGTTGCGAGTCGGTTGAGGGCAGACTGGACTTTGGGGCTGTCTGCGATGAGTCTTGTAAGATCACTGGCACCTTCCCGTATCAGCGCGTCGTTGATGCTGCCAACGGCTGCTTTCGTACTGATACCTTGTTTCTCGGTTAAGTTTACCACAGTTCGCAAGAAACTCCAAGCGGTTTCTTGTACCTCTGCGGGAAGCATTCCGATGTTCTGGCCGACTGCGCGAACAAGCGCATCTGCCGCCATGTGTACGGCGGGCTTTGGTGAGCCCTCCTTGAACCAGCGGAACATACGGTCGTTGTTGCCGAACAGGTACGCCATCCACCGATCTTTGGTGACGGCATCCATATTGCCTTTGAGGTTGCGGGCGAAGTTGGAAACTTTCGGACCTGTAGGCTGCACGTCGTTGACGAGATTTTCGTACAACTGATTGCGGGCCACCTGACCAGACATGCCAACTTCGGCACGCTCAGTAAGGTCGCGAATGACCTTCTCGTTCTCCGGGCCAAGCGGCTTTCCCGCTTCTTGCCAGAGGTTGTAGAAATTGAGTGCATCTGTAAGATTCTGTTCAACGTCCTTCTGCGGAGACAATGACGCCACGAAATTCGTGAAGCGGTGTGCCTCATCACCGAACATGTGATCGATTAGAGCGGTTGCCCGCGAGTACCATCCCTTAGCTGCGGAGCCCGCTTTCGCGGCGTCCTCAACCCATTTGGGATTGAACTTGTTCACCAGATCAACAACGTTACGCTGAACTGAGGCACTAGCTTGTGCCCGATCTTCGGGGGTCAGAAACTTCGAGACTTCGGCCCAACCCGGAACTACCTTCTCTTTCGAGGCGGTTTCCAGTGTGTCTTGCCCAGCCTTGCTCATAAGTTTATTCTTGGCAAGGTACTTCATGAACTGACCAGACGTATACGTGCCCGTCTCGTCCGTCCACAAATTTTTTGCGGCTTCTTTGAGATTGCTGAACTGCTTAGGCTCAGACTCACCCAAAGGAACGCTGAAATCCTGCCCGCCTACAGTCGAGTAGTACGGCTGCTTACGGGCTGCGTCATCCAACATCACGTTCGTGTTGTCAGACGGCATAATCGTGTTCGACTGAAGGTCATGTAGACCCTCGTTCGTCAGAACGGCTTGCTGGCCGTGCTTACGGCCAAGTTCCGCAGCCTCTTCGGGAGAGATGCCGGGTACAAACAAAGAGTGCTCTTTCTCGCCTGCCACATCTCGGTTGTTGCCGATTACGTGCGTAGGCTCGTACCCACGGGCTTTAAGATCGTCTTCGAGCGCAGCATTCCGTGCCGCGTTCTCGGCGTCTCCGATGCGGGTATTGAGCGGGTTCTCTGCCGTCAAGATAGCGAATGGCTTCCCCGACTTGATGTGTTCTAAAGTTTTCTGCGCAGTCGCAGCATCGGTTGGCACGCCTTCGGGGCGGGTTGCCCATTCCGGCAGTAAGCCAGCTTTTTGTTCGGCGAACGGACGCTTGGCGGGCGGGATTGCTCCGGGCTCACCTTTGCCGGGGATGTTGCCTTCGGCGTCTCTCAGGTGCGGTCCAAAGTTTACCCAACTATTCTGTCCACGAGTTTCTGTAGTGACGGCGGGGATTGCTTCAGGGCTGAACATTTGACGATGTTCTTGCCATGCACGTTCTTCGCCTTGGGGGCCGAACTGGTTGTCGTTGGCTGCATGACCGAACAAATCATGAACTGCCCGCAACTTGTCATTGTAATTCAATCCTTCGCCAGCATCCTCTGCTAACGGATGATCGACAGGCATGTCACCACCTGTAAAGAAATACAGATGTTTGTTGTTCTTTACATCTGCGGTCATCTCCTTGGAGTTCTTATAGGGCTGGCCTTCTCCAGTCCATGGCTCCATAGTGATGCCCATCTTCTTGGTTGCGTAATCCCATTGCTCGTCGATGTCGTTTTTCATTGCGCCGTAGGCGCGTTGAACGGCAGGATTGTTAGGATCGTGAGCCATGTGCTCATACTCGTCGGCAATCGCTTTCGCGTGTTCCGGAGCACTGACTATTTTATGTTCGACCGGAGGACGGCCATGTTCTGCGTTGAAGCTGTCTGCGGCTTCGGCGACTGGACCCTTACGGACCTTGACCGGAACCTTGTCGAACGATGCGGCGACTTGCTGCTCAGGAGAATAGTACCCTGAGTATCCCGCATCCTTCACAGCTTTCTCTGCGGCGGTTGCGCCACCTTCTTGGAAGCCCTTCTGCCAGATGCCGTCCTTGTCTGCATTGATGTCGTAATACTTGCTGCGGTCCAGCGTGGCCGTGTGTTCGAGGCCGGACTGGACTTCGGGTTCGCGGTAACCGTCCATGCCGAAATAAGTACGCGGCAAGAATCCGGGCTCATTCGCCCGTGACCGTTCCGCACCCGCTCGGCCTGTGCCGAACATCTCAGGATTGGTTTCGGTTAGAGGAACGCGCTGTTTCGACCAATGACGAACCTGAATCGGAACGTCTTCGCCCGCAGTCTTCATGCGCTGTGCTTCGGTCGCAATCTGCGAGAAGGATGCGTCTGGACCCAGCTTCTGTTTCGCCTGCGCGAACAGTTCTGAATCTCGGACTGCGCCCTCTGCGGTACCTACGATCTGCTTGGGAAGTTCGCCACCTGTCTGTTTGAGCAACTTCTGCTCGTCGAGCGGGCGTGCTCCTTTGCCTGAATCTTGCACCGTGACTTGCCCGTCTTTGACTTGAACGACGTGCTCATACGGATGCGCTGTAGCGTCTGCGGCGTCAACACCCAGAACAGGCGTTGCGTTGCCCGTGCGGCTATCCACACGGAACGTCTTGATGCCTTGTACCTTCTGACTGGCCGTACGATTGATCGCTTCCTGCGAAGCGGCGGATTCGCCCGAAGCATTAACTGCTACAGGTTCTGGCTGCTTCTCCAAGCGCGTTGCCAGATCGCGGTTAATCGTATCCATTGCGCCTTCGGTACTGTCGAACGGCGTATAGACTGGTCGTCCAGTCTTGAGGTTGTTCTCAATCTCAGTCGGGCTCATCAAAGCGCCACGGCGTTCTGCACCTGCATAAGCAGGGGCTTCGGAGGCTGCGGCTGCGCGTCGTTCTGCGCCAGCGTATGCCTGCTCACGACTGACCGGAAGTTCCGGTTCGGCCTTGAATGTTTCGGTAAGGAATGGTGCAGCGACACCAAGAGTGGTTCCGATTGATCCTGAGAAATCTTTGTCCTGCGCCTGCTTCACGGCCTTGGCCAGACCGTCTCCGACTAACGGCACAAGCGTGGTAGCTGCGGCAATGTTGTTTCCCTGCGCGTGCTCTGCTTGGGCGCGCTGAACCATAGCTCGGTTCTCGGTAGTATTCGGAATGATAGCATTGAATCCGTGTGCAAGCCCGCCTACGACTGCGCCTACAACGTCTCCAGTCTTTCCGACTGGATCACGCATGAACTCGTCGGTCTGTAGTTGCAACTCAGGCATGTCGCTGGGGAGGCCGATTGCCTGCGCTGCGTTCGATGCCGCGTTGCGTACTGCGTCCCATGCTTGCATTGCTTGCTGAACACGAGGCTGCCACCACTTCGTCATCTCTGCGTGCATCGTCTCAGGGGACGTGCCCTTGGGGAACGCCACCTTTGCCCCATCTGGAGCCTGAACAATGTTATGCGTATCGCTCGTAGGCACACGAGCATCTTGCCGATTGTGTACGATGTTGGCGTACGCGTCAGAGTTCTCTGGGGAATCAAAAATGCCCATATGCTCATGCGTCTGTTCATAGTGCGCTTGTGCACGCCTGAACATAGCTTTCTCGGCTGGACTTCGTTCGGCAGGCTTCCTGCCATCCGGCGTCAAGAACTTACCGTTGACCACGGTGGGAACAAGAACCTCTCGACCCTTCTCATCTCCAAACGATGTTGAATACTCGGTACTGTGCGAACCGTCAGCATTGTGAACAAGCGGGCGGTTATTCAAGTCAATGTTGCCGGGCTCAAGAAGTCCTGCTGGACTCCCTAGCGTGTACGTCGGCACATCGTTCTGTGCCAACTGTGTCGGCTGATCGTCAGAGATTGCATGCTGGCGTTCATGCTCCTGCTCATAGACTTTATTCGTGTCCATTTGCGGGTCGATGATCGCTGGTGCCTGTGTTTGTTCCGGTTGAATCGTCTCGGGAGCGTCCATGATTCCCTTCAGTTATTGTATCGGTGTTACGCCTTGCTCTGGTGACCAGACGTGTGTTGCTTCGCTCGGTCGCGGTGCTACGGGAGCTATTTGACCAGCCCCAACACCTAGTCTACCAACTTGCGAGTTCGGCAGTGTGTGAAGTCTCTTCCAAGCGGCCAACATTGTCTGACCGTACTCGGGGTTGAACAGCAGGTTCTCTGCTATATGACCGATGCCGTACTTTGCAGCCATGCCTGCTATCGCACCTTCAGTGCCTGTGCCTGACAAAACTCCAACGCCAGCGCCAGCGGCTTCGCCCATCAACATCTTCGCCAGTCTTAAGAACGGGCTGCTCTGCACAGGGTTCTCAAGAACGTCTCGGATGGATTGGAAGTTCTTCATTCCCTCGGGTCCGAGATACTGCTCGAACGCGCCGGGTCCAAACTTCTTGTTGGAATCGAATGCTTGCTGAATCGAACTCAGACTACCCTTGCTGATCTTGGTCGGTATCTCGTCGGTACCGAGTGCGATCTTCAAGCGGTCTGCTATGAAGTCATGCTTCGTTGCGGCCTTGTAGGTCTCATTCGCCAGCTTATACTCTTCGGGAGATACAACGTCTGCGTGACGTTCAGCGAAGTCATCCATCTTCTGTTCGACTGCTTGGAGAGCGTCCTGACCGTCAGAGAACGGCACAGCGTTACGCTGCATCGCCTTTGTGATCTGTGCACGTTGATGTTGCAACTCATCGAATGTAAGAGGACGTTCTTCAGGCTCGAAGTTTTCGCCTTCAAACTTTTCGGCCTTGAAGGGCTTGGCCTTGTAGGGAGTTGCTTTCCCTGCGCCAGCCTTGACCTTGGCTTGTTCAGTCTTCTCGAAATCTTCTTTCTTGGCTGCTTGCGCCTCGTCGAATGCTTTTTCCTTTTCGACCTGAGCGTTCTCGAACTGTTCTTTGTCGAGAGCCGTCTGGGTCTTGTACGCTTCCTGCTCGGCGTCAGAAGCCTTGTCAAATTTCTGATAGATGTCCGATGCCGACTCACGCATGGCATTGGCTTGTTTGCCGATGGTTCCCATGTCGCCTTCAAACGGCGCATGGTTTCCAAGTTCTTCACGCACCATCTGAATGTGCTTGCGGGCGACATCTTCGAGAGTGGTTACGGCTGCGGTGGCCGCTGCGGGCTGCGTGTGCTCTGCGATGAATCGCGACTGAGCAGCAGCAGGATCATTGGCGACCGTCTTTAACATGCGGGCGCGTAGTGTGGGATCAGCTTCTTGTAAAGCCGTCACAGGGACTGGCGTTTTCCCAATCATGCGCTGACTTGGCCGAATCGCGTTCTTCTTGGCTTCCATGGCAGCTTCTGCTGCGCCTTCTGCGCCAGAGGTTTCTGCGGCTGCGGCTGCACGATTTTCTCCACCGAACAGTAACGCAGGCAGGATGCCGACGATGTCGCCGGACAATCCAGTCCAGTTATTGTTGTGAAAGTCTTCAGCGATGTTATTGCCGACTTGTTCAGCGCCCGCTCCAATCACTGGGATTGAACGAATGCCGTGCTGGGCCGCTTCAAGAACTGCGGATACCTTGTCAGGATTGTCGCGCAAAGATTTGTAGGCTTCTGCGGCTTCCTCGAAAGGCATCTTGATGATGTTCTTCGCCATCTCGGTAACAGGATCGTCAGGCCCGGTCGCCAGAGTGTGCGCGATCATCGAAGCCTTCTTCAGGTCGCCCTGTTTCAAAGCCTCATACGCAGCCTGAATACCCTTTACACGATTGAACGTGCGTCCGGGCATAGTGCCGACGTATCCACCAGTCTGACCGATGAGATTGCCGATTCCTGCTGCCCCAGAGTTTTCCATGGTTCTTTGAACGAACCCCGGCTGCTCTGTGGACGGCGCGCCAGCGTACTTGGTGCTAGCCAACACCTTGTTGGGATCAGGAGGAGCGGCTGCATCCAGTGTGTCGGGTGCGGCAGCGGCGTCGATTGTGTCAGGGGCCGCATCAATTGTGTCCGGCGCGCCTTGTGGTTGCGCCGGGTTTGCGGTCTGCGAGTCGATCTGTGCCATTGGATGTCCTTTACTTTGTCGCTGGTGCTGGTGTCACTACCTTGTGAGCCTTGCCGTCTGGTCCGACTTTATACTGCGCGCCGTGGGCCGAAAAGGTTCCGTTTGCGTCAAGGTTGTAAGACGTTCCGTCCGCCGACTTGAAGGTCTTAGGAGCGTTAGCATTCTGCTCAGTCGTCAACGTAGGAATGTTGGTTCCTGTCTCGCCTGTCAAATGCTGACGTGCTGCCTGAGCCTCGTCACTGTAGAAGGGCATCGGACCTTCGTACGCTTTACTCGGGGCCGCGTTCTTCCATTGCTGGACGAACGAATCCATCTTGACACCCATGGAGTGAGCCTGAGTTCGGATGGCCGATTCCCTGTTACCGGGGAGCGTCGAATCCAGAGTCTCTTTGAAGCCTTCCAATCCGGGGATGGTTGAGGTTCCGTAGAACTGACCCAACTCGTCCACGACCGTGTTCATCTGACTCTTATAAGCCTTATAAGCGGGCGTGCCGGGGATGTGGCTGGTGTTGGTGTTTAATGCCAACAAATCGTTCAAGTGACGGAATGCCGTTGCGCCGTTATTGATTTGCGCTCCAGCAGTCTTGGGCTTCGTACTCGTGAACTCAGCGTAAACTTTCGGATACGCTTCTGCACGAGACGTTGAGAAGTCAGGATACTTCTTGGCGACCGCGTCGATCAACTCTGGCTTCTTAGCCAGAATGTAGCCGATACGTTCGGCAGAAACGCTTCCCTTACCCATGGCGTCGATGAGAGCATCGGTGCCATTCTTGTCAGTCAACAGTTTATCGGTCTCGGCATCGAGATGCCGCTTTTCTGCTGACAGCTTCGCAACGTCCTCACGATTCTTGCTCTGAACCGTTCCCTGCGTTTCTTTTTCGGCCTTGAGAAGATCGGTGCGTGCTCCAATTTCGTCCTTCTGTTCTTGAGTCAGAGGCTTTGCAACCGTGGTCGCTTCCTTGGCTTCCTTGGCTTTCTGGTTCTCGAAATCGCGAACGTCGTCCGGCGTTACGCCCATGAAATTCATGAGCCGTGCGGCAGAGTCGCCTTTTCCGTTCGCCATCATTGCGGCGAAAACGTCGTCGATGTCTCCAGCGCCTAGAAACCGCGAGTAGTCCTTCACGGCCTGCATCATGTTCGGGTCGTGGGCAACTTGGTCCGCCATGCTTTGACGTGGACCTGCCTTGTCGCCAAGAAGATCGTTCTTGTGATTTTCAAGCTGTTCTTCGGCGGTCTGAATCTGAGCGAAATCGGTTGCGTACTTGCCAATCGTCGCCATTGGATATTCAGAGTTGGTCGGAACGTTCACACGTTCGCCGTCCGGGCCACGGAATTTACCAACCTTGTAGCCCATGTCCTGAATCTCTTTGGTCAGTTGACCCTTGGCTGCGCCGTCGATGACATAGTAGTTGTGACTCCAAACCGGGACGCCGTTGACTTCTTTCTGTTGTCCAGTCGTCGGGTCCATTACAGGAACTGGATCGCCGTGGGGAATGAACATATCCTTCGTGATGTTGTATTTCTTCATCGCGGCAGGAATCTGATCTTCAGTAATGTCTTCCTTAATTATGTCCGGATGGTTCTCAAGCATGCTGGCTACGGGCTCGTAGCTCTTGACCATGGCATTGTTCATGTCCAAGTCTTGCTTGCCGACATTGAGCGCCAACTGGTGAAGTTCCAAGTTGTTCTTGGTCACAGCCAGCTTGTGATTTTGATCGGCCTTCACTTGAGCGTCTTGGTCGATTGATGCCTGCTTGCGCGCTGCCGCAGCTTTCGCGGCGGACGCTTGTCCGGCCTGCGCGGCTGCTACGGAATCCTTGGCGTTGCCGCCAGCGATGCCGCCCTTCAAAACTTCTGCCGCAAGCGCAAGTCCGAGATGAGCCAACGACGGCTCAATGGGGGTGCGTACTGCGGTGCCATCGGGCTTGTAGTCGGTCTTGTATTGCTGCCCACCTAACATCTCCATGGCTGCGTGGCGCAACATGGTGTGGAATGGCGCGGGACTGTTCTTGTTGGCATCGGTCTGCGTGGCCAGCTTCTGCGACTCAACTTGAGGATTGTTCACCAAATTGGACGGCATACTTTTCGCTGCGGGCGTCTGCGCATCAGGCTTGTTGGAATTATCGCCCGGCTGAGCGGTGTCCGGCTGTGCAGCAGGATTGGGCTGAATTGCGCTCGGGGCTGCGGGAGTGGGAGCGGGCCCGGTGGCCATGCCGATGTCTGCGGTGTTAGTTTGTGGGTCTGCCATAATAATCTCCTGATTAGCTGCTCTGTCCGGAACTGTCTACAGCACCCGAAACGGCATTCCCGGCAACATTTGAAACGGCTCCCAGCACCGGGCCTGCGCCGGGGATAAAATTCGAGGCAGCTTCAATACCTGAACCCAGTGCACCCATCGCAATCTTCTGCCATGATGGAGCCGCGTTGATAACGCTTTGGGACTGAAGTGCAGTATCGCCCAGCTTGGCTGTATCGGCGGTCGCTGTGTTAGCGTCCGAGAATACGCCGGGCGCTTTGGTGAGCGCGCCTGTAGCAAATTCCCAATTCTGGTTGCCCGCAGCGTAATCAGCCTGTAGGTTCGAGCGCAAACCTGACGCGGTCTGTTGTGCGCCAGCTTCCGCCAGCGCTTCTTCCGTGGCGATGTTTACGCCGGACGGCAGGGCAATATTGCCTCCACCTTGACCAGCGATGTCACTCTTGACGGCTGTGGCTGCGTTCTTGTACTGAGCCGCAGTTTGGTCGATGGTAGCCGCGTTGATAGCGGATTCTTGCTGTGCCGAGAATCCTGTTTGTTCCGGACCCGCAGCAACAATCGGGGCCGTGCTTTTGACTAGATCGTTAAACACCGTGTTGGCGTCTCCGAACTCAGCTTTGGCCTGTGTAATGGCCGTTCCATAGACGGCCCCCGCTTCGTTGTTGATTGCTTTAGAGCCTGAACTTGCTCCCACTCCGAGACACATATTATATTCCTTTCCGATGCGTCTCAAGATATAACGCCGCTCTCCGCAACCACTCAATAGATTCCTGAAAGGTGCCGATACCGATGTTACACGGGTCGCATAGTAAATGCCGCACAATGCGCGCTTCGTGATCGTGGTCGATACACGGAGGCATTTCCGCTGAAAACTTACGATGGCAAATCCAACAAGCGTTGCCTTGTTCAACAAGCATTTGTTTGTACTGTGCCAAGGTGAACTCATGAACCAGTTTTAACTTGGCTACCCGCTTCGAGAAGCGGTACTCTTCACTCGTACGATACTGGACACGGCACCATTCTTTGGTGGTGATTCGCATTGCTTCCCGTTGTTCGGGCGTAAATACTCTTGCCCGCCCCAGCTTCTCAAAATAGCGTGCCGTGTACACGCGCTGACTGAAGAAGCCTCGATGCTTCAAACGCGGCCCGATCAAACTTGTGTTTATCTTTCCAGCCATGTGTCCTTCCTACAGCGCCCGTCTCAGGGCGATTTGACCATCGACGTTCACTTCCTCGAACCCGAAGCCGCCATCCTCGACCTTCTTGGTCAGGAACTTAAGTAGAGCGGGTCCATTCACGGAAGTTACAATCTCTTTGAAGCCATTCGCTTTTGCGTCAGCGATTAGCCTGATCCAGCCTGCTTGAAGCACCGCTCTGTTTCTTACGGTGTCGGCATTGTCGTAGCACATCAAATCTAGGTGCAAGCACTTGTACACCTTTACAAGAAGAACTGGTTGGTGATCTTCCTCATAGATATTTGTGACCGTGCCCGGCTCGAAGAACACAGATGACTGCGTGCCGGGATGAAAGAAGTCTCGGGCGAGTGCCTGTTCGATGCCTGCCCGATCTTCTTCACTTATTCTTCGGCTGGTTATCATGGGGCTCCTAGAAGTTAGACCGGGACTTCCATCCACGACATTCCTACAATTAGTCCGGGCGACGTTGTTTCTGAAGTTCCGATTCCTTGCACACTTATGTAAGAACCGGGAGTGAGGATGAGTGACCCTCCGATATTGTCAGACGAACCGTTTGCAATTGCTCCGCTAATTGTCGCTGCTGAAGTTATAGAAAAAAGCGGCTTGACAACAGTGGGTACAGCCGCCAGCGTGGCGGTACTGTAGGCTTTACATTTTGGTGTGGCGGAACTACCAAGTAACGAAGATTGTGCCGTCAGCGAGGTGGTCGTTGAAGGCGCAGCTTGGCCGGGGACGGTGTTCGCTACCAACAACACTTGATACGAGCCCGCAGTCGTTTCGGTCAACTGAGCAACCGTGATGTCAACAAAATTCAAAACCGCGTTGACTCCAGAACCAAGCGGGTTATACAGAGTGAAGTTGACACTCGAAGCGGTTAAAGCGGCAGGCGCAGTGACAGCGGCCTGATTCGAGGCGTTGAAGACGTTGCCACGATAGTTCTGCTCGTAGTACCGAGGCATCAACTCTGATGCCAATATCTCGGAATATTCTCCGAGTCCTGCTGTCAAATTCTGGCCAGTCTGTTTTCCAGCCTGACCTTGATTACCTTGCATTAAAGCCATAAATTTCTCGTTTCTCAGCCTATGGCTGCGTCAATACATCCAACTCCGTCTTTAACAAAGCTGGGTCAAAATCTGCCTCTTTTGCCAATCCGCCCTCGGTTGCAAGTGCGACCGTGGCGAGTCTAAGGGCGCGAAGTTCTAAAAGAATCGCTCCGAGAATTTCTAACAGAGGTGATTCAAAACCCTCCACAACGACGGGCGTACTATTGGTAGTTAGTTGCGGCATGTGTCCTCTATGAAACTTTCTGCAAAACAGCATTAATTACGACGTGCACTGTCATTGTACCATTACTAAGGGCAATTGTCCATGCTGTCGCTGCCGTCGCTGCGGCCAAGGGTGTAGTGAAATTCATCACGAGCGCGCTCACCGTACCCGTAAGAGTGGCGTCCACGATATCAAACACATAACTATTGGTACCATCCGAAAGCGTTGCCGTGCCTGTCACGCCTGTAACGGACTGCGGCGTCACGGTTATAACCAAATCAGTGATATCGGCAAACACATTAGCAGCTTGCGCTGCCAAAACCGTAGTTACTGCTGTCGAACTTGCGATGGTTGTAGCCTGTGCAACTGTAAGGCTCCGTCGCGAGGTTCGTGTAAATGCATTGCCGTAAGCATCGGCCTGTATTGGCAACGTCTGCCCTGCCATAGGGACCGGGGCCGCGCTGTTGTAAATTTCTCCGACAATTACTGTTGAAGATGGTGCCGTTCCGGGCACCGTCCCTGACATATCCGCCGCATCTTTACTAGCCCACGGGGACGTTCCTTGATTCACCGTAACATTGCCCGAGACTGTAGCGACGACTGAGCCTGCAATGCCGACAGAGCCTGCTCCAATGTTAACAAGCAGGCGGCTCGACCCATCGCACACAAGAGCCGAATTGCCTGCAAATAGTTCTACGTTCCCGCCGATGACGAGTCCAGATGGCGCGGTTCCCCAATTGGTAGGTGCCCCGGTCAATGTGGTACTGTCCCATTCAGTAACGTTAGTGGGCAGAGGGTTGGGGATGTTTAGATTCGAACCTACAACCGGAAATATTTGTGCGGTTCCCGACGTATAAATACCCTCTAACTTTCCTCTGGTACAAACAACAACGAGGCCGTGATTGCTCCTGCGCCCGTTGAAAGATTTGTGACCGTGATGTAGATCGTTGCCGACCGCGTCGAATCATCGTTCGATCCTACACAGTCCAGAACCTGCCATGTCTTGGCGGTTAGCAACGCTACATCTAAGATGAGACCCGTCGTGGTGTTCGATGGACCCTGCGTAACCGGACGGCCTATATCGAGCGTCTGCGCGATCTTGGTGCCATACAGTTCGACGCGGCAGAATGCACTACCAGTCACCTGAACTACGATGAAGGACTTCGCCATCTGCAACGTGCCTGTCCATGTTTGGCCGGGTGCTAACGTCGGCGTTGTTACGCTGGCGTTCTGCGAACTCGGCAGAGTAGCTGGTGTAGTGCCACCGGAGCTACTTGAAGATGTGGCACTACTATTGATTATGGTGCTGCCGCCCCCATTGTTGGAATTGAGTGGAGGTGCCGATGTTCGAAACACTGGAACATCCGTGCCTTGTCCCCATTGACGCAACGAGTCGGCTGAGTTGTTCGACGCAGGCAGTGGACAGCGTGCGTAGGGCGACTTCAACAAACTATTGAGGCGCGAATCGCTTTGCGCAGCAGGTGGTTTTTGATCCATCTGCTGCGCGTCACTGATAGGTGTCAGCTTCGAACGATCTGCGTTGATTGCGTCTTGGACTGAGGGCATAGTTGCTCCTAGTTTTCAGCATAGTACGAACCGAACACACTATAAGTGAGCAATTCGTTCTGTACTGTATCGGTGCCCCAGTCTACCCGCAACTGAATGTTCCGACAAATTGCGTCGATGTCTTCGTCGTCTGACACATAGAAACGCTGTGACAGAAGACTGCGGGACTTGGGACGGTTAGGTGGATCATTCTCCCAGTTCCGTAGAATGGAGAACGGCACGTTGGTGTACGGTTCGGCTTCGTCGAACAACATGCCGAGGGTGAGTGGAGTTCCTACCTTCACACACTCTGTGGTCACGAAGTTCACGCCTGCTGCTTGGCCGGGGTCAACCAGTACCAAGGAGCCTATGTCTGCATACGCACGATACGCTGCCGCTCCATCTGTGAAGGATGGGGTTGCCAGAGATGCACGCCGCAGAATCTGACCAGTCCCAAAGGGTCCGCTCAAAAGTCTCTTGATGCCGGGCTGAACTTCAATACTCTGCACAGCTTGTATCGAAGGCGAATCATTAGTTCCGCCAGCGATCTGAGCAAAGGGTGACCAACTATATCCCGTTTCAGGAGCAGGCGTGGCACACAGTCTGTACCATCCCGTCTGTCCATCCGCGATATACCATGCTTGATCTTCGCCGTTCACGTACCATGCGACGTATGCATCGGACGGGTTCCAGTTCTGACCGAGAACGTCGTTCTTCCGGAGCGCAAAGTTGTTACCAATGGGCTGACCGGAGTCAATGAAACCTCCACCGGGGTCGATCATCATCTGAGTTCCGTCTGTTGTCAGAAGGCCGATGATGGTGCCACAGTTGTCTAGCGCGTTGTAGCTCAGTAGTCCGACTCCCGGCAGATAAGGTTCGCCGGGCTGAATCGGGTTGGTCGTGGTTCCTTGTCCCGCAATGATGTACACATCGGAAATGGTGAACACGAGAAGACCGATTGAAGTCGGGAACATTCTCTTGACGAGTGAAGGCATCTGGTCAAAGTTCAGTGGGGCCGTTCCGTTCAACCCGTTACCATCCGGGGTTGCCGGGCCGGTCGTATAATAAACTACGTTTCCGATGCTGTACCAGAGACGATTCAGGTGATAGACCAAGTTTATCGCGCCGAGAGCGGGAGGGGTGTTCTCTCCAGCCTGTGCTCCTGTTATTTCAGTGTTCAACCCGGTGTCCTGAGTTGTGTCTTGAAATCCGTTCTTCAGGTACTCGTTCAGGGGGATCGTGTAACCGCTGTTGTCAACGCCGGGGATCAGAAGAGGGATTGCTCCACCATCTGTCGTACGGTAGATGTTGACATAGTCTGCTTGCGGGTCGATCTGCGCAATCGGCGGCAAGCCGTACCCTGCTGGGATGTTGATGTATGACGCATTCGTCACTGGCCCTGTAGTCGGTGAGAACTGAGACATATTGGATACGGTGTCGTCAAGAGAGTTGACAAGCGCGACTCCGTACTTCCAACCAGAAGCTGCGGTCAGTGTCGTCGGATTTGCGGTCGAAGCCTGTGGACCTTGATTGATCCATACCAGATTCGGGTTATCGGTGGTCAGCGCGTTGAGCGCCTTCTGCCAAGTCGGTTGAACCGTAGAAGTGTAGCCCGTTCGATAGGGCGCTTCTTGATTCTGGTTGACATCCGTAGTGATGGTGTCAGCCAGCGTAAAACTCTGGTTCGCTTTGAACACAAAGTCTGCCGCAGGCCCATGGTTGTTCCATGTCGCGGTTCCGCCCGTGGGGGCGTACACACCGTGCCCATTACCGGGATAGCTGCCTTGCTCTGTGACAGAAGGATAGCCCGGCGCACTTCCTACGCCCCATGAGGGCCAAGAAGGTGCCGATGCTGCTGCCATCGTACGAATGCTCTTACACGTCGCCACAGCGGTTGCCGTCTCTGCAACACCGTTCGGGTTGGTCAACGTCAAGTGCGTGGTCGTCGCTGCTGTGCAAGGCCAGTACCCATTGTTGCCCGGATTCGTGACGAAGCCCGTAACGTCGAACGTCTGTCCGACTGGACTTGCAACACCAACCGGGAACGTCCCGGCGTACACAGTGCTTCCTGCCGATGCATTAGCGCAGGATGTGACGGTGTAAGGACCGACAGCAGGAGGAGGCGTGAAGCCGTTCATCTGCACGACAAGTGTTTGTTCGTTAATGTTTTGAAAGTAGTTGATTTCGAAATCATACACGCCCGCGTTCGGGAAGGTGATGATTCCGGTATCTTCAACATCGCCATTGACGTTGTTTCCGCCAATCAGAGCGAAGCTGTTCAGGGCTGACACTGACTGACCGTTGAGGTTCTGCGGGCCTGCCCATGTCACGTTCGACTGAGCGCAGCCGATGACCATTCCGTCATCGTGGCTTATGAGCAACTGGCATTGTCCGCCAGTAGCCAACATGAACTCTGGCGTGATGAGGACAGAGAACAAAGCCACCATGCTGTAATTCGCGGTCGCGCTTGCCCACGGAGTCGTGACACCCGTGATTTCGCCCGCTTGGTTCAGCGTAGCATTAACCATGGGTTGTTCGTTCGGGTCCGGACCGGGATTGAAAATCAAACTGTTGACTTTTGCGGTCGCCGTTGCGCCACCAGTTGTGGCTGGCACGGGTTTGAATAATCCGGAATTGCCGTCTCCAGCGTAGTACCACAGATCAACATAGTCGCCCGCACTCATGTTAGTGTTCGACGGTGTTGCCGCTTGCTGAATGATTTGCGGCTGGATGTTCGGTTGAAGCTGAAACAAGCAAGGTACGCCAGCAGCGTTCTGCTTGATGTACTGTCCGGTCCCATTCACAGGTTGCCCGGAAATAGGATCGACGTGCTCTGGACAGTACACGGTGCCGCTTGCGTACGTCAGAGAAGCCGCAGTCTGGATCATCGTCCATTTTGCGGTTCCGCCTGTTGCGCTGGTGACCAGACCAACACTCGTCTGCCAAGTCGGGGTTACTGCTCCGCCAGTGCCAACCGTGGAGACCTGTTGAAGGTTTCCGTTGCTATCGATCAGTACGCCATCGAGCGAGTAGTACGTGTTCGGCTGCCATGTTCCGCTGCCAATATTCGGCGAGACCTTGGCCAATTGCCCTGTCGGTCCCTTGATACCCCAGTTGAAAATACCTGCGGCTTGTGTAGACGTGACTAGGCTGCGATTGATCCACAGCGCGGTGCCGTCGATGGTGAGAACGTTATCAGGGAAAGGCCACACGGCTGCGGGTGCCAGCGCGACAGTTGCCCATGTCGGTTCGCTGTTACCTTTGGTCGGTGTTCCGCCATTCACGATAATCATGTTGCCGGGATCGGACACAACAGAGTGAGGCGCAACTGCGGTAGTCAGAACCACGGTCACAACGGCTCCCGCGATATTGGTGACGTACCCAAGCTGGCCGTTCAACTGTGTGACGGTTGTAAAGTCGATGAAGGTAACCGGGCTGCCAGATTGCGGCAGTGCCGTGGTACCAGATACCAGCCCTGAGTTCGTGACAACGCCAGCAGACGCAAAGTTCAACGTCACCGTGACGCCATCGGAGGCGATAGTGACGTGGTTGGAACTGCCCGAGTTGTTTAGAATCGTGCCGATCAATTGTTGGATGTTAAAATTCGAATCGACAAGGTACGTCGTGTAGTACGGGTACTGTCCGGCTGAGAGCACGCCCGAAGGAATGCTTGCCCACGTAATGACCGTCTCCAGCCATTTACGCTGTTCAGCGCCATCACCAAAGAACAGAGTGTTGCCGACCGATTCCATGTACGCTTGCTGCGCCACAGACTTCTGGAACACAAGTTGTTTTTTGCTTCCGCCCGGAAAGGTTCCGCGTACGCCAGTAGCATCCAGACCTGTCCAGATGCTAGGCTGATCGCCACCAGAGGTTCCAACGGTGTCGATCATAACATCAATGTCCTCGGTCGTGGGACCAAGCAAGTGGAACGACTCAAAACGATCCACGTCGTCAAACGTGGCGCTGACTACACCACTCGTGGGATTGGTGTAGACAGGGTTGCCGGGACGACGGCACAGGGTCAGACGATTGCTGATTTCTGTGTTAAGTCCGCCGATCAAAGCATCGTTCTGCCCGCCGTAGAACTTCTCGTAAATCCAAGTCATCCCGCCCATACGCAGCGGGCTTCTGTTTGTATTAAGACCTTGGAAAAATCGTCCAGTGTACAGGGACGCCGACTTCGTAGGTTTCTGTGGCTGTCCGCCATTTGCTGGAATCTGTGCTGGCATTTAGTGCTCCTTAGACGTTTGTGTCCCAATAAATGTAACTGAGATTCGACGACACATTGTTACTTGACCCAACGTTATCCACCGTCATGCACGGACAGAACCCCGTAGCCGTGGTCAGGGTTGTAGTCGTAATTGCTACAGTTGCGACCAATACTCCGTCAATGAAAAACAAAACATTTGGAGTCGTGAATTGAATCGCGAATGTGTGCAGTGCGGTGTCAATAGCAACGCTCGAACTAACGGTCAACTGGGTCGTACCGTCCGTGACAACACATTCCCACGCGGTATCGCTTGCATGGGTCGAGTACCTGAATGCGCACGTCGGTTCGACTGGAGTATCCGATGCATAAAATGTCGCATTGTTTGGCATACCGCCCAACAAACCAATCCATACGCGCTTCGTAGTTGTCGCGGGTTGCTGCGCTTTTAACTCAACCAACCCCAAAATGCCTAATGTAACAGTTTTGCCAACTGTGTGAGGAGACCCATTCGCAGCTACGTACTGAACGCTTGACGCGGCACCTGTGTTGATGTTTACCATCGCTGGTAGTGCAGCAGTTGGTGCGACACCAAGACCGGAGGAACTTGAACCCGAAGGTGTACAACCAAAACCGTCTACTGGAGAAATGACTGCATCCGAACCATCCGTAGTCCAACCATGCCAGCTTCGGTTTCTCGGACCACTCGACCCGGCAGACGAAATTGTAATCTGCCCAGAACCGTTGTCGGTCAAAGTAATGTTCGCACCTTGTTGTAAATCAAGTAACTGCTGACTGCCGTTATTGGTTCCGTTTGTTTGAAGAGTGATGCCGCCTGTATTTCCGGCACCATTGTTCCCCGTCGAATTAGGAATCCAGTTATCAACATCAAACGTTGCGCCACTGGGAACCAGAAGATTGTAATTCGGACCCCAAGCAAGCTGCCCATCTGCCGCATATCCCCACACAGTATAAGAAGCGCCCGAAGGCGTCATCACGTCAGTGGGCCATACGTACTGGTTAGGCTCCGACTCATCACCAGAGGTACCGAACACGTTACCTTCCTCGTCCAGTGGTACGGTAATTTTTATGCCGCCGCAAACCTGCCCAGTGCTGTTGGAGAGTTGCTCATCCTGCACCAACTCCATCACCAAGGAGCCTTCTGCGAGAATGTTGCCCATCGTGTCTTGGAAATGCCCACCAACCAATTGCACCTTTGTAGGAGCACTCATAATTTATCTCCGAAATGCGGACAGATGCCGCCATTTACATTCTTGCCACAGTTGCAGTTAAAGCAGAGTACCTGAAACATCGGTGGGAAGTTGTTCTCTATAATCCAGCGATATAGCGTTGCAGGATTGCGATGCTTCAAAACTTTGCGATGCTCGTGCCCGTCGTTATTGACGTGGTCGAGCGTTAGAAACTTTGGGTCTATTACAGTAGCCAGATAGACAATATCTTTTAATTTTGCGGTGTGCCTCTTTACCGCAGCCTTTGCAGCTTCTGGGTTTGCTGCATATCTATCTGCGAAGTAGTTAGCCCCTTGGTCGCGAAACCACTTCGCCTGCGCACACTTGTGTGAGCAACAGACTCGATTGGACCGTGTTTGCTCAAACTCACCGTGGCAGATGATACACTGCATGGTTATCCATTTCCTCGCGCCTGAACTCCTTGGCTCATGGTCATTTTTTCCAGTTCGGTCAGGTCATTCCAGTTGTTCAAGAAGATATTGCGGTCGGTGGCCGAGATGCCAGATTGTCGTCCCAACAGATGGGTGACGAACTTCTGACTTGCTTCGGCGCGACGAGGATCGTCGGAGAAGGCGTACATGGCAGCCAAGAATCCTTGATTGTAGATGTACTCCATGAAGTCCGGAATCGGAGCCCACGTTTGGTTGAGGCTAGTGACCTGCACTGCCGTCTTTTGGATGTGTATCGACACAGGGTACGCCAAGTTCGGAGCCTTCATGAGACGGAACGTGACATTGCCTGCCGCGTCCTGTATGTGCGGTTCGATGAACTCAGGACGCCCGGTGTTGCTATCGAGTGCCAGACTGTCCTTCACGGTCAGTTCGATCCACTTGTTCGGGGTCTTAGATATGTCGAGAACGCTGGCGTGCTCAATGTGGCTGAACTCGGGAATCAATAGCGAATAATCCTGCGTGCTCCCGGCAGTGATTAGCCCGCCTGTTGCCGCAGTAGGAGTCAGATTGGGCAGGTTGATCTGCGCCGTAATCGTGGTTCCGTTGTTCGTCAGCATGACTGCCGACTGGCCGTTCAGCACAGTTGCTGCCGTGAAGCCGCTCAACAGAATGATCTGCTGCACGCCAATTGTGGTCGTCACCGTCATGGTGAGGATGCCAGCAGTGATGCTAACGTTACCTGTGGGTGTAGCAGTGAGAGGCGTGGGCGAACATGTGAACGTCCACTCCTCATTATTCCACCACCATTTGAATGGCGGACTGAGGATCGTCTGCATCACGATGTTTGCGCTGGTCTTTGCAGGCTCCAGACGGCTGCCGATGCCCGATGGTCGGTTGAAGTTAAATCGCTTCGCCCACTCCATCGAGCCCAGTATTGTATTCGTTGCGAGTGCCACGGTAACTCCTATTTCTTCTCGTTGATGACTTTCTTAATCATCCGTTCGAGGGCCGATTTGTCGCCGTACGATCCGGCATCAACTTTGCTTTCGAACACTTTGAAATCATCGACAGGAACGCAAATGACGCCGATGTTCGCGCTGAAGCTACCGACGAGGAAACCGACGATTGCTTTCTGTTCTTCGGAGACGATGGACGATCCGCTAGAACCGGGTCCGCCACCGATCACAACGAGCATCACGTCTTTCCATTGAATCTCGCCAGCGTCCAGCTTGGGACGATCCAACTTCAGGTTGCTGACGTATCCTTGGAAGAACTGCTTGCCTAGACCAAGAGGCCCGGCTACGTCGATGACTTGCGATCCCAGATGCAGCTTAGCATTGTCTCCCAGTGGGATGACTTCGAAGTTCGCCTTCGTGTCCACTTGGAAGATCGCGAAGTCTTCGCCGCTAGTCTTGTCGCTGGCCGCAACGAGTGTCGCCTTGATGTACGTCTTCTCACCTTCGGCGTCCGCCGTGATGAAATACTTGGTGTCTGCTTGCTCCTCGGGAGACTCGCCCGGTACGCAATGGGACGCGGTCACGAACCGATATCCCTTTTCCGTCTTCTTGTACGCGGTGGCCGTACAGTGCATGTGCATCCCGCCGTTTTCGTCCTGACTGTAGAGCAGCGTCACAGCTTTGTAGACGCTACTCGCGAGTGACTGGGTCGCCTGTGTGGGAGCGGGCGTGGTTGAAATCGTGGTGGCTTCTTGGCCGACGCACAATGTGCTCAGGGCCAGAACTGCGGCTAGTAACAGATTCTTCATTGTCGTTTCCTTTTCCTCCAGAGCACATATTTACGTGGCCTTCTTTAGAAGTCCTCTGTTCCACGTCTTGCTTAATTACCTAAACATTCTACGATAAAATCAACCGCGAAAACAGCCGTCCCAATTGCGTTGGTCGGCGCGCCACGGTGAATCTTATGGATAAACGATGACGCACGCGCTTTGAAAATCTGCGCCACTGGCGTCTGCATTTGTTTGCTGCATTGTGACGACTATGTCCCATGCAGCGGTGGTGTCAACCGATGCGGTACTGTGCTGCGAGGAACCATCCACGGTGTTGGCTGACTGAATGAGGAAGGCCCCAAGTTGAGAATTGGTTGCTCCTCGATTGGCCAGTGTCCCTCGAAAAGTCATCTGAATATTTGAACTAGCCGATGCGGTACTCGCAATGATTGCTCCGGTCAGACCGCTTCCGTGAGCGCCTACACGAATGCGATACGTATTCGAACCCGTAACCGTCAAATTGCGCACAGCAAGTGCAATATCAACCACTCCATTAGCGGTAAGAAATCCCGCTGGAATAGTAGCGGTAAAGACCACAGCCTCGGCTTGAGTGGATTGCAATACGTTAACGGCGCTACGGGCAATCATCAGGCCGTACTGGCCTGCTTGCGTCTGAGAAGTCCCTCCCTGATTCACTGGCAATGCCGCTGCAAGGTGCGTGGCGGTTACTTGCCCCGATGTGTTGATGTCGGCTATCGCTAAAGCAAGCGCTTGGTCCGAATACAAAATCTGGTTAGTCGCTCCTCCAGAATTAACGACGGTCAGAGTTCCCGATGCATCAATCGTAAAAACTTTGTTGGAAGTGGCCGAGGCTGTGAAGTTCACATCCGTTGTATTGGCTTCGGAACGTAGAGCATTCACCAATGTGTGGGATGAATTTAAGCGCAGCCCAATTGCATAACTCTCAATGTCAAAATTCATCAAGTTGCAACTGTCGCCGTTGTCGATATCCACGCCAATCGACCCAGCAACAACCGATAAGTTTCCCGTAGCGCTGCCCCCAATAAGAATGTTGGCGTTGCTTGATCCTGTGAACTTAACAGCGAACTTAGCGAGGTTGATTGTGCAGAATTGGAGCGTCGTGTAGGATGAAAAGTTACCTGTTCCATCTGACAGAACGCCGTATTGAGCATGCGCCGTGTTACAGGCTAATGAGCATCGCACGAGGTTAACAAACAGCGTGACCAAAAGTTGCACGCATCCGGCGTTATCTGATGCGCTCTGACATTGAATGAACAAATCTTGTAGGGTTACGCCTTCAGTTAGCGTTGCCCCTGCTGCTCCAACCACAATGGCGAACCCGGTTCCGGTATAAGTCAGTCCGGTGGTCTCGATTCCGCCTGAGCCGATAATAGCGGCACCGAGAACTCCAGCAGGAATGATGATGCTATGCGCACCCAATGCCCATGTCCCGCCTTGCAAGAACCGCAGAACGTGGCCGTTGTTCAAAGTGATGTTTGCCGCAGGCGCAGATGTTCCTGCTGCTTGCGTGATCCAAATCTCCCCGGCAGTGACGCCGAGTTGCGTATCGGCTGCTTGAACTTTCGCGCCCCAGTCGGCTCCCACCATATCGTCAGCCAAAATCACTGCCGACCCGATACCGCTAAACAACGTTCCGACGCTGCCCGCAGTGATGCCAAAATTTGCTCCTGCTCGGTCAATCGGAATGATGTCTCCCGCCTGCGCTGGATTACCCGAGGGCAGCGCACTAATTTTTGTATTTGCCATAAATTCTCCTTAACTCTGATTTTCCAGCAAGAGTATGGTGCCGTCTTCCAACAGAAGCACACCCGATCCATTTTCAAGCAAGAAGCCAAAGGCTTCGCCCGGAACACTTGTGCCCACAACAACAAGGTGAATGTTTGTGTGGTTTGTTTCTTGCGCTCCTGCTCCGTCTACCTCGATGGTGTATTTTCCGACAGGGACGGAAGCCGCGACCGTAATCTCCGCAACACTTGTTCCAGTGTCAGGATTGGGCGCGAAAGAAATTGTAACACCGACAGGTGCTCCCGTGTACGTTAGTGTGGCCGTGGGAGAGTCCAAAAGTTGGGTCAAGTTTATGTTGACTGACCCAGACCCGCCAGCCTCAACGATAACGATGGGTGGCACCGGTTGCAGTGAAAATTCAACCGTATTGCCGAAGTGCTTAGGACTTGGCGTCCACGTCACTGGATTGCCGTCTAGCGTAGCATTCGATTGCGGAATCACGTTGCCTTGCGGCTCGGGATTTGAAACCGGGGTGCCAAAGTGCGTTGGTGATGGAGTCCACGTCACAGGATTTCCGTTACGATAGTCTCCAGAATTAACCTTGCCCAACGGCATATGCGTTCTCCCTTGGCAGACTATGCTGCCGAACATACTTCCCCAATGCGCCGTCTCCAAGCAACTCGGCACGCTCCCGTGCCGCACCAAGTGCAACATTGCAGGCTTGACAAATGATTGCTCGAAACCTCAATGTGGCGTGGCAGTGGTCTGCGGCTGTTTGCTTCTTACCCGAGCAATTGTCCCCGCAAATCGGACACGATTGCTCATATAACGGTTTGTTGAATTGCGTCATGTCAGGCTCCGCTCGTGCATGCGAAGGAGAACAGCGTCTCAGCCAGTTCACGAAGTTGTTTGGCATTCAACACAACGGCTGCCGTCGCGCCATACGCCTCATCGCCCATGGGAGCGGACCGTGCTATTACCTCAAAGCGGCCTTCTCCGTTGTGATTTATTGAGAGAAACTGCGGGGCTAGACCAATGTCGGTGAAAGCGAAGATGTTGTGTTGCATTTGAAACTCTCCAAGTAGGCAATCATTGCCTTCAGCACTTCTATACTATCCGCAACTTTACCAAGCATGTCGTTGCATCTACGACAAAGCAGTCCGCGTATGCACTTGCCGCAACACTTCTTGCCGGGACAACATGAGTGGGCATGGTCGATATGAAACGCTCCCATACCACCGGGCTCCGTCGTTCCACAAATCTTACACTTGCCGCCCTGCTCCGAGAGCAAAGCATCGTATCGTGTTTGCGTGATATTGAAGTTGCGATTCAAATGATTTTCGCGAAGCTGCTGATGGCGTGTATGGTTCTTATCGGTGACACAGATTTTGCACTCTCGTACAACATATCCTTGCGGAGAATTGTAGACGTATAGATTGTCTGCCGTCATCGCGTGCCCGTGCTTGCACTGTAGTCTCGGTCTACGCCCCGATTTACGGTGCGGACCTATGAATCTTTCAGTCATTTGTTCCCTTTCAAAAGAACGGGAGCACGTTGAAAGTCGTGCTCCCTACCGCAATGTGCGACACTGCGATAATATTATACCACACTAGCCCCAATAAGGGCCGTACGGCCACGCGGGATTAACAGGATTGATGCAAAACCCAGTGTCCATAACGCCCGGTGATCCGGGGTAAAATCCAAAATCGTCTGTCTCACGCTGTCCTTGCTTGACTGCGTTGTCGAGCGACTGCATAAACAGCGCCCATTCGTCTTTGAACTTCAGACGAACCTTCGGGTCCGGACTGTGCCGATAGCATTGTGCGTAGAAGCCGTTCTTGAAGAACATCTCCCAGTCATCAGGAATCGGTTCGAGAGTCTGCTGCATCGAACTGAAGCGCGGTACGCGCATCTGCGCGACCGGGTTGACCTGCCAAACGACTCCGCTGTTGGGAGGGATGGGACTCAATCTGAATCCTTGACCCTTTGGGTTGACCGCTGTCCAAACAACAGTGCCATCAGCAACCGTGGTCGCCACGGTGCTAGAGACTGAAGGATTCCCGGCCTGATACACCGGGTATGCGGGCACGATCTGAACATTGCCCGTATCTGAAGCGTTGCTGTAGTTGCCGATGGTCAGCGCTGCCGTAAAGCCTGTGTAGTTAGGAGCGCTTCCGATGACAGTAGCGATGGTCAACAGTTGGCCGTTGACGCCAGACTCGGCGGTGCCTTGCAGCTTGACCTGCGTACCGACAGACAAACTGTGCTGCGCCGTGACCGTAATTACATTGCTGGTGACCGAAGTCGCCGTCACAATAGGTTTGAACGGATTGAAGGTTCCGCATGTCGCGGTTGCCTGATTGACACCGAACGTCACAGCCCAGAGGTTGCCGTAAGGGTCCGTGATGCAGGTTGTCGGGTTGGTCGGGTTCTGCGGAGCGCCAGCCGGGTTGATATACTCAACTCCTACGCCGGGGTTCAGCAGGCCGCTGGGTGACGCCAACTGCGTTTGTCCCCATGTACCTGACTGCATCGTATCATTCTGCATCCAACAAATCTTGCCGGGGTATCCTGTCTGGTCGAAGGTGACTTCCTCCGCACGGTGAACTTCCTGATACAACTTCTGCTTCGGATTGCTCGTCTGGTTGATGTTGATCGCATACGAGGATTCGAGCCAGCCCAAGTTCACGACGCCGGGTACGAAATAGTCCTGCTGAAGACTAATCGTGTAGAACGGTGTGACGTTGAAGCTGTTGAACTTCCAGTTGAACGGGTTGCCGTCCCCTGTACCTTGCAGGAATGCCGTCATCACGTCGTTCGCGATGCTTTGGGCGGGCTGCGTCGAGTAACCGCCTGTTGCCAGTGCGGGAGCTATGTCTCCAAAGGAACTCGCTTGGTCCGAAATATCTTGTAGCGTGATGGTGGAATTTTGACCTGTCATGTTGTCTCCAATAAAAAATAGAGGGACGAGCGTTTGTGCCCATCCCTCTTTACTTCGTGGGCGATTACTCCAAAGTCACAGATTTCATTTTCTCTCTGTAGAACTCTGGCCCGCCTTCCAACTTGCCTGTCTCGGCATTTTGCACTACGCCCCATTGGAACGTATGCGTGCCTGACGTGTGGTTTCGGGTCTGAGCGCGTAGCATCAAATCGTACTCGGCCCATTCCGCTGAAGCCTTCATTTCGGCTTCGGTTCTTCCGTTCAGAAGCGGTCGCTTCCAAGTCTTGCCGCAGCGCAGGCAGCGAATCCAAATGTCGCCATTGCCCATGATGTGCCGCAGAATCGCGTACTGCATGTCATCGCCTTGTCCGCCGATGACGCCATTCGCGCCGTCTCCACCTTTGCGGTGGTTACAGATCGTCTGCTTCGCTACGCGGTTAATCGCACCCTGCTTCAGGTTCTGACCGTGGCCACGGAACACATCGCCTTGGCTCTTACGCTTCAGCTTGCGGTCCGCGAGACGTTCTCGGATGTCTTCCAAGTTGGCTTCGCGCTCCATCAATTCGAGGCGCTTCAGTTGCAGTTCTTTCGCCGCCAGTTCCCGGTTGATTTCCTCCGTGGACATCTCGGATATGGCTCGGACGATTTCGACGCGCTCGGCTTGTGCCGGGGTCTGTTCTTTGATGACTTTTGCGACTACTTTGTGTACTTCGTTGATATCTTCTTGATTGTTGACGTTGCTCATATGGGGTCTCCTCAGCCCTTTCTAAATCCTTGCACGAGTTGGTTATATTTCCTTGATGCCGGACCAACCGCTTCTCCGAACACGCGATTGATTGTTTCCTCGTCAATCATGCGTTTGACCAGCAACTGGAGCAACACTGTGCGCCAGCCGCGATATGCCTCCTGCAATACAACTCCGTGGTCATCGAAATTGCAGATGCTGAACTCTGGCATGTACCCGAACTGTACCCAACAGGCAACTTCCATGCCTTTTATGCCTTGGGTAATATCAACCAGAAGCGTGATACGCTTTGGCTGTGGGTGGGACTTGTACCGTGCGTTCAAACGGCATTCTTCGGTCAGCTTTTTGATTAGCTCCGAGGAGTGCATGATGCGGCCTATGCGGGCCTTCTCATCTTCGTACTCGTCCGGACTCAACCATTGGTAGTCCCGTGCGAGGTTGTCGTTCTCTTCTTTGATTCGACAGAGTTCTTCTTGCGTCTGGGAATCGGTGTGCCCGTGCGGGTCATGCGAAGCGAACTCTGCGATGGCCGCTTCTAGCTCCGGGTCAAGCGTCTCTGTCATCTGCTCGTTATAAGTCTCCCACGGGGCTTTTTCTGACTTTCTCGTCCCTTGGGTACGAGCAATTTGTTCATCTGTCAATTCGGGCATCGGCAGTAGGTCAACCTGCTTGTTGAACTCTGCTTGTTCTTCGGCGCGTTGCGCCAATAAATCTTTGTTTGATGGCATTAGGCTCCTCTTCCTAAGCAGGCTCTTAAGAATTAGAGCCTTACGCCATTATTTGAGAATCGGTCCTCCGGGGCTCATGACTTCCCACAACAGGTGCCGACCGACGCCGTACCCTTGGCCTTCGTGTACGTGTCCTTGTGTCCAACCATGAACTGACGATTCGTATGATGGCTAAGTCGTCGGTTCCGAAGCGGACGTGCTGCCCAAATCCTCTTGTGCCGCCTCTTCGACGGCGATGTCCATGATATGTTGTCCCATCTCTTCGACTTGATCGACCAAAGCCTTCACGTCGGCTCTAACCTTGCGGTTGGTCATGCGCGTTGCTTTGGAAACATTTCGCAGCCGCTTGTTTTCCTCTTTAAGAAACTCAATCTCGCCGCGCAACTCTTCGACCGTTTCTTCTAACGCCTGTACAACCAAACTTTTTTGGCCAGCAATAATCTGCTGCGCCATGACGTACTCCTCACCGTCCATGATCTTCTCCTCCCAGAGATTCATCCTCTACTGTGCCGCTCTAAATATTCAGCGGCCAACTTGCAAACCTCAACACTGTCTTTAAATAATCCAAGAGCCGCATTACATTGCCGATGGATAAAATCTCGCAACTGCGCAGTGTCGTGATTGTGGTCGAGCACGGGAGGATTATCGTCCGTGAACGGCTTATTACAAAGACGGCAAATGCCGCCTTGGTCGCGCAGCCTACATTCATATTCTTCCAGACTTATTGAATGGTTGAACTGAACCTGTGCTGCTTTTTGAAACTCGGGATGCGCTTGAATTATAATCCGGCGCTTTCGCGCAGCACGACGAGTGTTTGTACGATGCTGCTCTGGATGTGCTGCAATCCAATCTCGCTTACGCTGCCGTTCTTTCTCCTTCATCTCAGGAGACCACTGCTTGCGATAGTTTCGGTAATAGGCGTTATACGCCAAACGTTCTGCTTCTGTTTCGTGTTTCATGTACTTCCTTTCGAGAAGAAGTGAGGGACTGCTCGAACAGCCCCTCTCCACAGGTTTATAACGTCTGTGAATCTTGTGAATCCCAAATCCTCAAGGGATAACTTGGACTAGGATTTGGGAGTACACCATGTCGTTCTGCTGGAACCCGAGAGCGCCACCGGGTTGCGGCCCCGGTTCGACGGCTGCGGTGTTGTTCGCATTCAGACCGAACGGATACTCGAACTCCACAACTGCTTGCCCCGGAGTGATGGGGGTAATGGTGGCCGTGCCAGCCGAAGCTGAGTACGACACCGTTCCCACGGTCGCAATCTCGCCAATGGTGGTGAGAGGGGCCGGGTACGATTCCTGCGTCCCGCTCGAACTGGTCGGAGCGGCATTGTACGACACTGCGGTAACGGAACTCTTGATGCCTTGCGCAGTTCCCGCAAGGTCAAACAAGTTCACCGTCACAACAACGGTCGCCGACACATTCGCCTTCTGGGAATTGGCAACGGACAGGGTGACTTTGTAGGTGTTGTTTCCACCGACCAAAGCGCCCGAACCCGTCTGAGGGTTGGCGTTCGTTACGCCCTGACCCGACAGTTCCATGAAGAGAGGCAGGTTTTTCCCCGTAGTCGGGGTAGGATACGATTCTTGTGTATCTGCCATGTTGATGTCCTTTCGTTGTCTATTTCTTTGTTAGGTAGTCGATGGCTCGTTTGAGAATGCTCGGATTATCTCCAAGCATGCCTAGCCCTTTGTTACAGTTTTGATGAAGAAACCCGCGAATGAGTTTCGTTTCATGGTCGTGATCTAAAACCATGTCAAAACGGTCAAGAGGCTGTTCGCACAAAGCGCAGTTACCCTTCTGCGAGTCAAGCATTTCTAGTGCCTGACCCGCATAGGAAACTTGTGCTTCGCCGCTTCGTAGCGAACCGACCCAGCATAGATACTGGTCTCTAACATATCCCTGCTTGTTGTTCCGATGACGTACTACTTTCAAAGGAACTTGACCACAGGTGACACAGCAGCCAGTCATTGCGACTTTATCAATCGCTTGAATCTTGTGCTTGTTAGGTCTATTCTCCCAAGTACGCTCCAAAACTTGAATAAGCTTGGCGCGGTGCTCAGGAGACTTGGGTACGTTTTTTAGTGCCATAGATTCCTTTAGGAAATGGCGCTAGCCGCGTCGATCTGGCGCTGGCGAATGGTCGTGTCAGGTCCGAGAGACGTGGTGAAGTGCACACGATACGAAGTCCATCCGGGGATGAGTCCTTCGGGGTCAGCAACGCTGGGTTCAACGTTCTGCTTGATGTTGCACTTAATGTTCTGCCATTCACCGTCGCCGAACCCGGTGTCGCCCTGTGCTCCAAGGTTGATGGAGTAGATACCATCGCGCCCGAAGATGTAGGTGCGGAGAGCCGTCAGACCAGTGACAGTCTGATAGTTCGAAGTCGTGGTGATCTGGTTGGTCTGGAAGAAATGCACGCCAGAAGCGGGCAATTCAATGACCTCGGTCAGATCAACGCTCACCAACTCTTCCATCTTGGCCATACCCACGGGGGTGTGCTTCAACATGTCGAGCGGCGAATCGTTGCTGTTGTCAGCCAGAACGTCGCCAAGGGCGAACGGATGGATGACACCGCAGAATGCTTTGCTTGCTTCATCGAAGGGCCGAACCGAACGACCTGCCAGAGACTGGACAGAGTTACGGATTTGGCTCAAAGACAGAGCGGTGAAGCTGGAAGTGCTGGTAGCACCCAGTTCAACAAGCACGCTGGAGTCGATGGCGGACGCGCCGTCTGCGGTCGCACGAACCAGAGCGCTCAAAGACTCGCCCAAGCGGTACGACAGTTCCTTCGCGACGTTCTCGACGGTGTTGTCGATGGCAGTGGCCAAAGACAGCGAGGAGAAGTTAGCGTAGTCGGCGTATTCGCCGATGACAGCGGTGGTGTTCAGCACGCTGACCGGAATGGAAGTCCCAACGGTTCCTTCAACGGTGGTCGAAGTGTTGGCTGCCAACGGAACGTACATGAACCAACTGTGTTTTGGATGAATACGAAACCAGAACGGCTTCGTAACCCTGACTTCCGTCAGGTTCACTCTAACGGTCGCCCGTTAGTTCAGACTGTATCTTTATCTCGCAGGCGTTTTAGCACCTGTTCGCCTCGATGATGTTTATCAATCAAGTATGGCAGCCACGAAAGCACTATCTTTTCAACCTTTGTAGGATTAGAAAGATACCACACGTGAGAATCGTTTTGATTTGGTTCCTCACGGACATCCAAATAATACGACCCGCCATACGTTGCTTTGAACAAATCAATCAAGACTTTGCATGCGTTGGATACTGCTAAACGGTGCGGAGTGTCTATACTCCCGTCGCCATCTACAAACCCTGCCGCATAAGCATTAGAGATATCTTGCATGTCAGTCGTTACGGAACTTTTGTCCCATTTCAATTCTTTGTTTTTGAAGAACAGTTGTTCACGTCGTTCTGGAAACTCTTTGCCATACATGGCATAGTAGTCAACTAACGTTTGTGCTTCTGCTCTTTTGACCACAAGGAACGGAAATATTTGGGAGATGAACGACAGCCCGTGCTTCTGATTAGAGATTATCCAATCATAAGCTTGTTTCTTACCAACCTCAGGTTTGCGCTTTTTGTAAACGCCCCCAAAGTACTTAACGGCCCACTTCATCAGGGCAATATTTGTATTGGTAAGCACAATCTTTACGGTATAGTTGTAGCAGTTCCTATCATCGCTTCTGAAGGCACGTTCGATGTCGAACATTCCTTCCGCGTCCATAAGTCCCGCCATGTACTGTGCTGTCTTTCGTTTCACAAGTTTCCTCGGTATTATCTGATTTTAACAGACCTTCACCGATTTAGCAAGATTTTAAACTGTATGGGACTATCATGTTTCTGAAATCTCATACTGGTTACCAGACTTCATCGGCAAATCCAAACGTTCTGAACAAGCCACGAAGGGAGTCTGGGCCTTCAAGTTTTCCCTGAACTTCTTGTCATACATTTACTACGCAATCGAATGCTAGGGAGAAGTACTATGAATACTTCACAGTCGATTGCGGGAGGTTCGACTGATTGTTAATTGCGGGACTATAACCCGTCATAAATTATCCAATCTTTCTGTTGTTCACTCTCCTCCCAGAGAGATACAACGGGAGTTCTTTAATACCCACGCTTACGCCGCTGGTCGGCCAAACGTTGCTGCTTCTCCGCTTCAGCGTTATCCCACGCGGCTCGTAATGCCTTGCCTCTGGGTGACTGATCGGCGATGATGTGCTTCAACGTTTTGTCGTCGCAGTGGTCGATTGCGTCGAGGTTATTGAACTCTTGGTACTGGCTGGTCGGCTGACCCTTTGCGTCTTTCAAGTGAACCCTGATTGTTAACCAAGGTGCTTGTGGCAAGGGGTTGTCGATATCGGATGTCTGATCGGCACTCGATAGCCCTGTTGGAACTTGGGCTGCAACCCTAGCTGGCGGTGGCGTTACCTCACTAATCCGAGTGGGTTCAACCACGGGCACCGTCGCAACGGGTGCCGTCTTTTCCTCACGCACTATAGGAGGTGCTGAGGCCAATACGGGCTCAGTCACCTGATTCTCAGAAGCGCCGTCGAGGCTGCCGTTATCACGGAGCACGTCGAACGCTCTTTGGTAGTTCTTTGCATTCGTTGGATCAAGGCCGCGACGTTCAATAAAGCCCACCAACTTGGCGGCATTATCTTGGGTCGGGACATAATCACGGTTGCGATTCTTGAAACTCTCAAGAGCCAGTAACACGCGGCTCTCAAAATTACTGGTCAACAGATCGTTCTGGACGCGACGGTTGTCGTCTTGATCCAGTACGTACTGGGCGCGGGCCGATTCTGCCGGGTCTTGCAGCTTGGCTTCGGTCGCAGCGCGTTCTTCGGCAGTCAGAACCGGGCGAAGCGACAACGGTTGAACCGCTGTGGTTTCTTCCGGCAGTTCTGTGCCTTCGAGCAACTGCTTTTCGCGAATCTCTTGCACCATGACGCGCAGGTTGATGTTCGACTTGGTCAACTGTTCGATCAACTCAGCATCGGTCTTGTGCTTGAATACTTGTCGTCCGCCGATCTTGCGGCCCTTCTTGTCCACGATATCATACTCATGGCGTTTCTCGGGCAGTTCAGCCGGGGTCTCAACGACCGGGGGAACAACTGCGGCGGGCACGGGCGCAACAGGCGGTTCTACGGGCACTTCAACTGCCGCTGCTGCGGCTGGCGGTGCACCGTTCGGATCGTCGTCGAATGACGGATCAAATACGCGTGTCGGCGCTGCGACGGGGGATACTGCGGCTACTTCCTTGCGGTCGCGGGGGCCACGTCTCCCGACTTGCGGGGGTGCGGCAACGGCTTCCGTGGGAGCGTTGTTGCTGTATTCACCATCGATGTACGTCCGGAACTCCGGATCGTTGTTAAAGTTCTCACGGTACTGTTCGCTCGTCATTGCATCGACGACAGCTTTGGAATACTTACTCATTGTCTTAGCGCTCCTCAACGCTCGTCATCGTCCTCTTCGGAGATGTAGGTTACATCGCCCAGCAGGTTGGGTAGTCCTTCTACTGCGTGCTCAATCGCGTCCATTTCTAGGCCGGGAGCAGATTCTTGTGGGTTCTCAGGGCTGCCTTGGCGGCTTCGCGCCTCTTGGAGAGATGCGACTTCCTGAGCGATACGGTGAATGATGATTGTGACCACGGTACCAGCCGCTCGGGAGAGCGCGTGCTTTGCAAGCACATCTTTGGGATTCGCGTGATCGGCATTGTCTAAGTCCACTCGGAACTGCTCGACAATGATGCGGAACAACTTCAGTACAACCTGCCATCCTTTACTTTGGAACATCATCGCAAGATCGGATCGCTCGGTTGGTGTCAACTCCAGATCGGGGTCAACCATAATCGTCTCCTCCCAGAGATATAACGGGGCGGACCTAGTCACCTATTTGAAAGATGGCTAGGAGGACTCGCCACGTCGGCGAATCCCTGCCCCTCCTGTCTTACACAACTGAGCCTGTCTCAGCGGAACCTTCCAAGCCGCCTGCGCTTGGCTGTCCTGTAACTGCTTCGCTCATGGCCGAGTTGCGGAAAGACTCACGAACAATGTCCCGCTGTACGCGGTTCTGGTTCGCTTGGTCCTCTAACTGCTGTTTCTGCTGGAACTTCTGCGTGTTCAAAGACTGTTGCGCTTGCAGCTTGCTGTTTGCCTGTGCCTGCGCTGACTTTGCCTGTTGAGCCTGCTTCATTTCCGGCGTAAGTTTCTTGATGATGTCGTTGCGGTTCTTCCACTCCGACGCTTCCATCCACATCGAGAGTATCGGCTTGAAGTCGATGTACTCTCCGTTGATTTCCGCGAGGTTCTGTTGAATCTGCGGGTTCTCAAATATTTGCGTGATGAGCGTCAGGGACTGAGCCATGATGCGCTTGGCGGAAAGGCTTGCGCCCGCCAGCACTTCAAACTCCATCTTGGCTTCGTGGTACCGTGCCAAGTTGAGCATGTATGCCTTGCCCAACTCTTCTCCGCAGATGAAGTGAATCTCACCATCGGAAAGGTACTCTTCAACCAAGTCGTCCAAGATGTACAAGAATGGCGTGAACACCTGCTCGATGAAGTTATCGAGAGGACCGTCCAACCGAGTTGCGCTTGCTGCGCCGAGTTGCGAGGCTCCTGTTGCAGTGCGGCCCATCGAACTGCGGGGACCAGCGCTGCTACCTTGCACCAACTGCGCATCTGCGCCTGATGTAGACTCAGTGTTCTTTTCAGATTCACTGAGTGCTGCCCAGACTTCGGATGGCACCTTCGGCTGTTCGAGGATGCCGTAAGCATCGCCGACTGGCCGACCTTCTTTAACATCAACGGTGAGGATTCGCCCGATACCTGTTCGAATCATCTGTGTTGGCGTATTGGAATCGCGTCGGCGCAGATAGATTGGGTTGACACCAAATGACAATATCTTCAGGATCGAGTTGATCGTACCCTGATCTACGCGCTGGTTCTGACCAACGATTAGACCGAGGCCCATTCCGTAAAACGCCTTCGGGCGGTTCCACCAGTTGGCGGAAAGGAACGGAATGCAGTTCTCGATACCGATTTCGGCGAACGGATTCTTGCCAGTGTAAATCGCTTTCTTGCGGTCGAGGACGATGATCTTGCGACCCTTGTCCCAATACTCCAGCAACTCCATCTTGCGTCGGAGAATATCCGGCGTGGAATTTTGTGAATCGTCCAATGAATGGTGGACAATCTCTGTGACATGGGTGGATGAGTCAGACATCAACTCAATCGCACCTTGTTCGACTGGCGGCATCCACAATTGCTGTAGAGCCCTGTCGGAACCATCTCCCGGCCACATCCAACCCTTGCGTTCTTCCGCATCGTCGGGTAGACCTTCGATGGCTCTCTTAATCGCAAGGACTTCATAGAAGTCGAGGTTGCGGATGTCGATTGCCCATCGCGCTTCGCGGGCATCGCCCACTCGCGTGTTTGGATCAAAGAATACTTTGTCGAGCGGACGCCACTCGAAGAACGGTCGCGGCACAACTCGAATCTTTCTCTCAATGTCCGGTTTATCGAACGTTGGCACTGCCGGATTGTCGCCGTCCTTATAGACGGTTGGCTTACGAGTCTTGACGACTATTTTCTCATAGCGGATTCCCCACTTCCAGACGCCCGTTCCAAGGTGGGCCATCTGTTCAAGTCCCCACTTGGTATTGCGCTTGAAGTTACAAGCGTTCAGCAAGTAGGAGAAGACCGCCGTCTTGGCGTCAACTTCAGCTTGCTCAGTTCCCGGCATAGGCCGCATTAACATCGGTGGATCGTCGTAGAACAGTCCCTTGTAAAGCTGAGGGACGATTGCGTTCACAACCTTCGCCACCGTGAACCGCTGAACGTTCGGTTCCAAGATGTACGTGTTCTCGTACACCGACATAGGACGCGGCGATTGATACAAAAGATCGCTATCGCGCCACAGCAGGTTCCACTGCTTGTTCGAAATAAACTGCTCGGCTGCGGTTGCGCAACCGTTGACTAGGGCTACCGCTGCCGCGTCGGACTTCAACTCTCCAGAGACCTTATAGTCCTGTTCAGTGAGGGCGCGATTTGGATTTCCATCGATTGGTAACTGAGCCATACGCCCCCTTTCCCTAAGTTAGCGCCGGGTGCGCCGGAATACTTGCTCCGGTGCGCTTATCTCTGGTGCTACGAAGTGCCGTCGTTGTACCTTCAGCACTTCTACTTTCTCGTCAACCGGAGGAGGCGGGATGACTACTGGTTCTTGTCTGCGGTCCCGTAGAGACAGCGTAGTGTTGATGACTCGCGATTGGTTGATACGCGCCGAGTTGATCGGCGGATTCGCGGGTATGATTTCTATATCGCTCATCAGATCACCGTCTTCAGCGCACGGTCACCGCCGAACAAGTCATCCAACGGATTATCGTCGGACTGCTCAACGGCCTGCGCGGCCTGCTCTAACTGAAACTGCGTGTTCGGGTTGTCATCCGTTGCGAAGGCCGGATTCTGTTGAGCGTACTTACCCAGACCGTAAATCATCTGGTGATGCTCGTAAGACTGCGCGTCCGCCGCGTACGAAGTTTCAACCGCGTTAATTTGTGAGTGCATGTCCGCGTACGGCGCGAAGACCTCAGCCAGCAGAGAAATTGCTGAGATGATGTCGTCATGCTTGTCGTCCGCTGTCCCAGTGAACTGAGACATCTCGGTATAAATTTCTTCGAGACTTTCACAAGAGTTGACGAAGAACATGCGTTGGTCGCCAAGCAGTCTCAGGACTGGCTTGGCTTTCATGGATTTCGATCTGGCTTTGTTGCCTTGACCCAGACCTGCGCTACGGAGCGGAATACTAATCTTCAGCTTTTCCATCTCGCGCCGGATTTCGCGTTTGACGAATGCAGTGCCCATCACCTCCTCGATGATGATCTGCTTCGGCTTCCACTTATACCCGACAGTCGCGATGACCGCTGGAAGTTCGTACTCGTTGAACCTTCCGCGCACCATGTTGATGATGTAGAATCTCCCGCCATGGATGATTGCCGTCATGATGACGGTATAGTCTGCCCAACTCTGCGTCGAGTAGGCCGTATCCACGGTCGTAACGATCATGCCTTGATGCGGGCACAGATTATGGTTAATCGTGCGGCGAATCAAGAGTTCGCGCGGGAACTTAATCTTGTTGATCTGACGAGGATCGTTCAGATACTTGATGGCAAATACATCGGGCTCCGTCATCGCCGACGCTTTCATCAAGTCGAACGTTAGAACTGCGGGGAACCAGAGATGTACGTCTTGTTCAGTCCACTCGGACTCAATCTTACCAGCCGCCAAGCATTCGGCGGTTGGCCACCATACAGCGCGGCGGTAAATCTTCATCGCCGGGTTGCGCTGTGAAGCCAAGAACAACTTGTCGTCGTAAGCGATTTGCTTACCGTAGTAGTCTCTCTCATCGTACCACGTACCGATTACGTCGAAGAAACCGAATGCGTGCATCAAGGCTTTGTCAACACCGATGCGGTGATTGATGCCCTCAATGCGGGTTACGGTCTCAACGTTCTCTTCGGTGACCACGTCGTCCAGCTTCAGTAAGCAGAAGTGTGATCCAGCCAATGACTGCTCAATACCTGTAGCGCGAATCGTTGGCTCTTTGTCACCAGCCGTGACGGCGGGTGTCTGGAACTCAGTGGCTTTGCCTTCTTGAGGCTTTACGCAATGCTCGGGAAACAACACCTGAAGCATAGATACGGTTTGAGCGCCTGTGAACTTGTTTGTCAGGAGTCGCGGGCGGAAGCCCTTGTACTCGCTGTCCTTCTCGAAGTTCTCATCAAGGGTGAAGTGCGCCTTGACTTCTCCGACGAAGTCTTCAGCCAATCCTAACTTTCCAGTCAAGATGCCGATGGTGACTTCAGGGAAACACAGAATCCACTGAACGCAGTCGGCCATGTTGATGGACGATTTGAATCCGCCACGAGGAACGAGCAGCAATCGCTGCTTGTACATTCTCTTCGCGGTCGCGTCGGTCGCGAACGCTTCGAAGGTGGCGAAGTGCGCCGGGTCTTTCGGCACAAAGAACTCGTTACAGATTTCCTCGTGCGTGTTGTGCGTCTCCCAACCCTTTGTCTGGGGATTGAACCAGTTGTACTCTCTGTCGGTGACTTTGGAGTAACCCAACATCTTGCAAAGGAAGAACAGGTTCGTCTGGCACATGAAGCGATAACGCGCAACCGTTAGCCGCAGATGATCGTATTCACAACTGCCGGGAGCCGGGAGTCCAGCCTTGCGCTTTCCGCCATTGAAAATCACCCACGACTGCATCGCATCGAACTGCTGCTTATTCGTGTAGTGACCAAATGCCGTCAATGCCAGAGTGTCGTACTCATCTTCTGGCATTCCTTTGTGTTGATAGTTCTTGTTCTGGAAGGCTGCTACAAACTCAGCCTGTAGAATCTCCAGTTCACCAGCCATACATCCTCCGATGCGATGGCTTATTTACTGCCGTGATGCCATCCTGCCATAGCTTTCGCCATGCGTCCCATGGCCGCTACGTGAGGATTGGAACTATTGGCGGCTTCTTCTTTCTTTTCTTCAGGGATGGTTTCTCCCTCTGGTATTCCGAAATGTCTGTGAAGTGCGCCCCCGTGCAATTTATGCATCGAACGGGCAAAATGGGCCTTTTCCTCTGGACTGTGCTCAGCCATATTAAATCTCCTTACATGCCTGTCGGCGATGCACCAGCGGCGGGTGCGGCTGCGGGTGACGGGGCTGCTGTCATCTGCGCTGCGCCTGCGGGCGGTGCGCTCTCTGCGCCTTCACCGTCATTCGGCGTACCAGCGTGGTCTTCCATGTGCTGATGCAGAGCGCCCATGTCTTCCATGGAGTGCTCCTCGTCGGGGTGATGCTCGGGATGATGATGCTTGTGGGTGACGATGTGTTTGCCATTCGCAGTCTTGCGGATGTGCATCTCTTTGATTTCTTTCTTCGGCTTTTTCTCGCCGCCGAGAGAATCCATCATCTTGTCTTTCATGCTATCCATGTTCTTGTCCTTTGGAATCACTGCTTCGCCTTCGTGCAGTTTGTAGATTCCGGTCTTGGGAACATGTGATGTCCCCTTCTCAAAACTGCCGAGAGGTTTCGTCATCGACGTTGTGTCGATTCGCTTCTCTCCGGGCCGCGCTCCATATCGCGCCTTTGGGGCAACTCGATCTTTGGGGGAGGGAGTTGTATCTTTCGCTGGTTCTGCCGTAGGCGTCGGCTTGGTTGCGTTGTTGTACTCGTCCACGTTCTGTTGCTTTGCTCCGAGTTCGCCTGCGGTGCCTTTGTCAGGCGCTGCGATACTGGACTTCGCAGCAAGATCAGCGAGGTTCGTCAGTTCCATAATAGAAGTTGTCCTTTAGTTGCTGCCAGTGATCCCGTGCGAACGTCCTCATACCTGCTTTGGGATTGTACTTCGGGTACAGCGCCCTGAACACCTTCTCCGATGTCAGAAAGCCTCCGGGGAGTTCCCCGATTGTACAGAGGAACATCATCCCGATTGTCGGGCCGCGACTGTGTCCGGCATTACAGTGCACAAGGACTTTGTCGCCAGCCTTCAGATGTTTGTTGATGAACTTCAATGCCGGGAAGATAACGTCTTCCTTGATGAACTCTGGGTCTTCTAAGTCGAGGAGGTTTAAGACCATCCTCTTTCCTCGCGTTGCGTGGAAGTAGTGATCGCCTTTCGGCGCTCCGCGTTCTTTGTAACCTAGAAAATGACGATGCCCGTAGGCACCATCCTTACAGGCCGAAAGTATAGCGTAGCCACGCTTCTGGGCTTCTTCGTCATCAGAGTCATCTCCTACGTAAAGCACGGGCTTTCCATCCGCTCCGTCGAGAACGCCTTTCATAGGGTACTCCCGAAATTGAACTCGTAGGCGCGCTTTAGCCAAATCAAGAACTCTTCTTTGGACTTGTTGTGCTTGGCGTAATTGCAAATTTTGCAACAGGGATTGCAGTTGCCTATAACATAACCCTTTCGGCTGTCAATTCGGTCGATGCCGTTATACAAGAGCACATCGTGTGCAGTCTTAATAACCTGCTGCGGCTGCAAGCCACAATAAGCACAATTGCTGCTGACCAGCTTTCGGAACTCTTCAAGCGTCAACTCAAACGCCCTATCAGCCTGCCGCGCCTCATTGCGATACTGCGAAAATAGGAAACTTAGGGCTGCTCCCATAATCCTGCTTCTGGCGGCGAAGCATCGTCTGCATCCAGTCTTCAATCTTCGCGCTGCTTGTCCTGCGGTCGTAAACACATTGCCGCACGAGCAAAGACATTCCCAAAATGCCTGCGTGCTAGTATTGCTGTTTGGATTGGGTACTTTTCTAAGTACCTCGACCTCTCCATTGGCAATCCTTGAACCTGCCAAATCAATGCAGCGTGCGTTCATATTATTCTCCTTCCGGTGAGAATTTGGAGGATGCCGGAAAGACATCCTCCGTCTGTAGATAGCGAATCCACAGATTTATGTTCTAACTTAACCCTTCATAAGAATCCCTACAGCGCGGGCAGGCTTAATCTCACTCACTGCCCGCGCTTTGAATGCGGAGCAGGTTTAGATTAAGGCTCCGCGTCAATCTGTCAGGATGATGGAAGGTTTCGTCGGGGTCGCTGCGGGAGCGGCAGCCGGGGCAGGTTCGCCCGTAGCTGCTGCTTTTTTCGCTGCTTGTATCTCTGCAATACTCTGTACAAAGTCGCGGAGAACTTTATTCGCGATGTCTCTTGCGAAGTTTCTCGCAACATCGTCTAGCATGACGACAACGTGCTTCGCCTTGCACCACTCCAGCGCGAGTCTATCGACTTCGGTGCGAGTGATTTCATACTTGGTCGTGACGCCCATCATCTGCCTCCGTTTCCAGCATACGGATCGTTGTCCGGTATCTGATCGGCAGGCGTGATGTTGTTCGATTTGGTGCACCACTTATCGAACCGTGGTCCCCAAACTTCGGGCTCGGTCAACATGAGGCGCATCCACACCAACACGACTTCAGCGTTGTTCGCTTTGCCGCTGGCTATCTTTTTGTTAATCTGCGCGATGATGGTATCGCGTGTGTGGCGCTTCATGTCTCCTCCCAGAGCATGGCTAATTATACTCTATTTTCAGGGGGAGGGCGCTCTCTGCTACCCAGAATCGGAGCCGCGTGCGGCCCTTGTTCGTCGAGCAGATTCCCGCGATGCGGTAACCTTCCTGAATGTGCGAAATATAATCGGTCGGACTTAATACCGCGTCCCACTCGGGATGGCTGTGGGCGTCACCGATGATATGCTTGCCTGCTGCCTCTGCGGCAGCTTTGATGACTTGATAATCGTCTTCGAACCAGCGCACGAAACACGTGGTCTGGTCGGCATACTTCTTCGTGTAATGGAACGAGTCCACAACAACGAGTTGCGGTGAGACAACATGTCCCACCAAGTACGCTTGAATTTCTTTGCCCGACTTCCTTGCTTCCGCGAGGGCCAGCTTTCTAAAGTACGCTGCCTGTGTTCTTTTCACGCGTACAGTCGATTGCATGGCTATCCTCGGTAGTCTTCGTGCTTTACGCCTTTGCGGTTATTACAGCCGCCTTTACCGTGACAAAGCGGTTGAATGTTTCCGATATCGTTAGTCCCGCCTTTTGCCAAAGCCACAACGTGGTCAGGCACAATCTGTATACCGAGAGCGTTAAGCAACCTTTCGGGACGCAAACAGCAAAGGCACTTGTTACCGTAAAACGTTTTGAGAATGTTGAACTCTTGCTCCGTGAAAGTTCCCGATGCATTGCGCTTATGTGCCTTGCGTTTTCTACTATCTTTACGCTGCTGCGCTTTTCTTTGTTCGGGATGAGCAGCGTTCCAGTGTGCAGCTTGTCGGCGAGACATTTGAGCAACTAACTCCGAATGTTCCGCATTCCAACGCTTTTGCCATTCTGGGTGTTTGGCTTTCCAACGACGCTTTGCGGCTCGTTGTGTTTCTAAACTCATTTGCTTTCTCCCTAAAGAAAGTAGGCGGATGTTAGGGCATCCGCCTTTGAGGCATTCGGACTAGCAGTAGCGAATCGCTTTGCTGTCACCGAATGTTGATGGAAGATCGTTAGTTGATTGTTTCTGCGCCTTGCGACAGACCGTCTCCCGCTGCCCCGCCCGCGATAACGGTAGGAGTGCTCTTGCCCGTGCCAGCGGCTTGCGCGGCTGCGGACATCACGGAAACATCGTTCTGGAGACTGTTCTGCAATCTTCCGCCTGTGTGCGGATCGGCCACAACAGCCAAACCCACAGGTGTTGCGGTTCCTTGACCAGCAACGGTGTTGTTGCTTTGCTGAAGGATAGCAGTCACCAACGGCTTGTACGTGCCTGCGGAATGTGTCGCGCTTTTTCCGGTCGGGAATCCGTCTCCCGGTTTTGGAATGCGGAAAATGCTAACGTTCTTGCCGGGGGTCAACCCGTTACCGGGGTTGCTACCATCGGCGGGTGTGACGTGGGCGGTTCCGGGTGCTTCTTGAATGTTGTTCTTCGCGTCCGCCATGTAGGTCAGTCTTTTCGCGACTGTCTGTGCTGTGAGTTGAGCCACTATGATACCCTCTTTCGTTGCCAGACCTTGTTCCGTGCTAGTTGACATTTCTTACAAGATCGGCGAATACTTCCATCGCGTATCTGTTCCAAGACGTTATCGCCTTTCAAACTGTGACCGCGTTTGCAAACTTTCAAACATGACTAAATCTTATGCGATGCTTTCGCGTTATACGCGGCAACTCTCGCTTCCAAACTGGCCAACCGCTCCGACATATCGGCGACGATTAATTCCAAGTCTGTATCCGTGCTCGATTCGACGCAGTCCGAACAAGCACAAGCGACGACTTCATTCTCGTCTTCGCTGGCAAATGGATCAATCTCGGTCATCAAATCGTTCAACTTCTCGTTGATTTCAACGTTTGTTGAAACCGTCACGGAATCCGTGATTGGGCCGTGCGTGAACGTCTTGACCGCTGCCTCGATATTGACCTCATCGGTCGGTAGCTCAACCGCCCGTTCAGGCGAATGATCCTGTGCTACCACCGATTCGTGTATACGCTCATTCAATTCGAGCGCCTTTTCAAAGTCGTTGTTATTTTCCATTTTCTCCTCCCAGAGAATGTTACCGTCTGCCGTTGTTCACAAGCCGCGTGCTACTGCCGATGACTACAATCCTGTCATCTGCGAACCCGATGTCTTCGTTCAAAAGGCCTATATAACGCTCGTTCAACTTCGCGATGCGTGCCGCAAACTCAGGTGTCTTCAGCCGTCCGTCGTCAACTCCGGTCACCGTACTGACGCGCTCTGCCACTAAGCCGTATCCAAAAGCCGCGTACAACTTGGGGCGGTCTTCCGGAAACTTCATGGACAATGCGATGTCCCGCGAGATGCTTTGCTGATTGCCAATCTTGAGTACAAGACCCAAGTCTATTTCAGGATGCACGATGTCGAGTATCACTCGATAGCGCCCGCGCCCGAGATACAGAAATTCGAGCCCAATCTTTTTGGAAACCTTGTTCGCGAATGTGTCGAAGTTGGCAGGTAATACATCCGTGCCCGGCAAATTGGCCAACGTCTGAATCACCAACTTGGCGTTGTAAAGTCGGGACTCTTCGAGCGCAGAGTCGGGTGTATATGCCATGGTCTCCTCCAGAGCAAAAATATTGCCGCGACTACCTCCGGGTAACTTCTAGCGTGTCCGGCAAGCGTAATCGCGGCTGATGTCGGAACGGGACCAGCATTGCTGCTGGTGGAGGAGCCCGTCCGTTTCTTTATAACCTGTTCACGGCTTCCTGCAAGCCGGGGTGATTCTTATACGGCGTTTGTTCGATGTGTGAGGGAGCTTGTGTCCGCGTCAATAAGGGTAGACCGCAGTATTGCTGCACCCCTCTCTAGTAGAATGGGACAACTTGGCGATAATTGTTGTGCCTATACCCGCAGCTTATTGAAAACAAATGCTGACGTTTGTAAAATATATTTTAGGAGCGGCCCTCACCGTTACCCTCCATGTCCGGGCCTGCGCCCTTCGGCTTGACTTTGCCGTTGTCTCCTACCAGCATCTCGTAGATCGAGTCCACTTCCCCGGACCCTCCTACGAACGACAGCCTGTACCTGCGAACACCCGACAGATCGCGGAACCTATGTATCCCTGCATCCATGCTAAGCCCTTCACTGGAAAGAACTTTGTCCCAATACTTCGGTGATTTATTGCCCTCCAAAATCGCCAGTGGGCGAGGTTTCTTCTTCGACATGGTTACCATGGTACTAAAGTAATAGTGACCTGTCAAGCTCTATTTTATTTTTGTCTCAAATCAAGAAATCAAGAAATCAAGAAATCAAGAAATCACCTGAATTGCTTCGTTCACTTGTAAGGGTCAGCTTAACTCACCTGTAAGAATTAAGGACTACTATGTAATGTACTATATACATAAGAATACACTTAGCCTCTACATTATGCCTACGCCTGACCTTTTGAATAAAAACGCTGATTTCTTGATTTCTTGATTTCTTCCCGCCAGCCCCTTGAAAACAAACAACCTTCAACAAATCATACCCTAAGATATGATTTCTTGTAGGCAGGGTATGATTTCTTGTATAAACTTCGTTAACTTTGTGCTTGACAGATTGCGATTACTTTGGTAATCTCAGTCTCGATAGGAACCGATGACAGGTTCCGGAAATGGAGTTGCACCATGGCAATAGTTGTTTCAGAACCAACCCAGAAAGACTGGGAACGCCCGGAGGACGGGCAGTACATTGGCGTCATCGTTGACGTAATCGATCTGGGCGAAGTCCAGACCGGATTCGGCGTGAAGCCCAAAGTACAAATCAAGTGGATGCTCGACACGTTGAACTCCGAAGGCGAACCCTACTTCGTCTCTGCGTTCTACACTGCCAGCCTTCACGAGAAGGCAAATCTGCGCAAGGCTCTCAAGAGCATTCTCGGCGCAGACGTGTCCGGACAGTTCGATTTGGAAGAACTGCTGGGCATCAACAATCAGCTTGTCGTCGAGACCACCGAGTCTGGCGAGAAGACGTACACCAACATCGTGGCCATCCTGAAAGTGCCGAAGGGCACACAGCGTCTGGCCATCCCTGATGACTTCGTCCGCTACTCTGAAAAGCAGAAGCAGAAGCAGGGCAAGACTCAGGGCGGAACGCAGAAGAAAGCCGCAGCGCAGTTGAAGAAGACCGCGCCCAAGGTTACCGCTCCTGCTCCCGTTGCGGAACCTGAAGTGGAAGAAATCCAGCCCGTTGAAGAACAGGCGCAGGTTGCCGCTCCAGTCGCAGCGCCCAAGGCCGCAGCCCCGGCGAATCGCGCAGGCACCATCCGTCAGGCACGGACCGTGACTCCTGCTCCCGCCGCTGCTCCCGCCGCTGCCCCGACCGTGGACCTCAAGGCCGCGAAACTCGCCGCGCTCCGTGCGCAGCTTGCCGCAGCCGAAGCTGAGGAAGCCCCAGCCACCGCACCAATCAGTGACGAAGACATTCCTTTCTAGGATGACGTTACAACTCCCGGCCTGCCAAGCGTGAACTTGACAGGTCGGTTTCAAGTATGTTACGCTGGTAACCAATGACCGACACTCTGGATTTAATCATGCAAGGCATCGCAGCGATGTTCGTCGAGACAGACATCGTGGAAGTGCGAGTGCCGAAGGCTGGGAAGTACAAGACAATCAGTGGTTACTTTCGTGTAGGCGACGGTAAGTTGCTGGCCGAGGCGCTTCAGAAGCTGTCCGGGCAGTACGACGGCATCTACGTCACCCTCAATCCATGCAAGGAAGCACTCTACGCCCGTGCGGCAGACCGTCTCGAATACCGGGCGCAGGTTACAACGTCCGATCACGACATCTTACGCCGTATCCACTTGCTGATTGACATCGATCCTGTTCGGCCCGCTGGCGTGTCAGCTACCGATGACGAGATTAAGCAAGCGCGGGAAGTTACCGCTGCCGTGTTCAAACACCTGAAGGCTTTAGGATGGGCCATGCCCTTGACTGCCAAGAGCGGCAACGGGTTCCATCTGATTTACAACATCGACCTGCCAAACGATGTCGAGTCGATGGAACTAATCAAGACTGTGCTCAAAGCACTGGCCACGCAGTTCAACACCGAGTTTGCCAAGGTCGATACGAGTGTGTTCAACGCTGCTAGAATCGTCAAGGCGTACGGCACGCTATCTGCGAAGGGCGACGACACAGAAGATCGTCCTCATCGCGTTGCCGAAGTCATGAGCTACCCCGAAGGACTGGTGACCCTCGCGCAGTTGCAGGCGTTGGCTGGCACGCAGATCGCGGCAGCAACGCCTTCCACGGCTCCCGCGTTCACGGGCACAAGCACGAGCACCGTATTCACACCTGAGAAAATCGAAGCGTTCTTGGAACACCACGGCGTAGCGCACGGCCCTTGCATCGGCAGCAAGTGGATTCTGACGGATGGCTGTCCATTCAATCCCGATCACATCGCTACAGGCGACCGGATCGCGGCAGTGTTCTTGCCTGATAACGGCATCGCCGGGTTCCATTGCTTCCATGAGAGTTGTTCGAACAACGGCTGGAAAGAGTTCCGTGCCAAGGTCGAGAAAGAATCGGGCAAGGAGAAGTTCTATTTCAGCCCGCGCTCTCTTATCATCGGAGTACCGCAGGCCGAAGTATTAACGCCTGTCATCCAGAAGTGGAAGACGTTCGAAGAGATTGAGCCCGAGGAGTTACAATGGTTGTGGCCTGAGCGCTTGCCGCTTGGAGCGAACACGATTTTCGCTGGCGACCCGTCGCTTGGAAAGACCCTCATCCTGTTCGACCTTGCTGCACGCGGTAGCATTGGCGACAACTTCGTGGATGGATGCGTCAACGACAACGGTGTATTCGAGACCATCGTATTCTCGGATGAAGATGACCCTCGCACCATCATCGGTCCGCGTTTAATTGGAATGCACGCCGACCGCAGTAAGATTCATGTGCTGGAAATGGTCGCGGAGAAGAACGATCAAGAACGGTCGTTCCGGTTGGACAAGGATTTGCTCATCTTGCGGGAGCGCTTGGAGCAGTGTCCGAACGTAAGGCTCATCATCATCGATCCATTGAGCAACTATTACGGCGCAAAGAACGGCAATAGCGAACAGGAAGTGCGTAGCATCCTGATGCCTCTTAGCAAGCTGGCGCAAGAGTTCAACGTGTCAATCGTCACTGTCATGCACAACAGTAAGGCGCAAGGACGAAGCGCGATGCACAAGACGATTGGAGCCGTGGGCAACGCTGGTGTCGCTCGTATGGGCTGGACGTTCATGCGTGACCCTGAGAATCCGGATCACAAGTTGATGCTCCAGATGAAAGAGAACTTGGGTAAGTTCCCCGGTATCAAGTATACCACCAAGACGGTGACCATCCCACTTCGTGGGAAAGATGTCGGCGTTGCGGGCATTGAATACTTGGGCGCAAGTCAGGCCACAGCCGAGAACATAATCAGTCAGGGAGAGGATTTCAAAGACAAGGTCACACAGCCCGCCATCAACTTCCTGAAGTCGGTGATTGCTGTGGGCCAAACGCTGGATGCTGCTCCGCTCATCGAGCAGGCTGGGGCGAGAGGCATATCCATCAATCAGATTAGTCGCGGACGAACGACACTGAATATCCGTGCGTTCAAAGCGGGCAATACGTGGAAGTGGGTAAGAGAGTCGGAAGGAGAATTCAGTGGCAGCCAAACGAATACAACCGTATCAGAGGGGTGACACCTATCCGACTACGGAAGTTCTGAAAAGAATGAGCGAAGAAGAGTACGAGCACCACTGGCAGAAGATTCAAGCGATGTTCGTGCACGAATACGACCGAGAAATACTGGAAGAACTGGACGAAGACGACGAGGATTAGATGGCTACAGCCAAAGCGAAATCGGAGGTTGAGGAAGAGTATCTTCCGATGCTCGAACTCAAGACTCCTCCAGACATCACGGTAATCACCGACATCGATCAGCTTGACGAGTTGACCACATGGCTGGACGCTCATCCTGAGTTCGGTTGGGACATTGAAACAACGCCGTTGCGCGACTTCTATTGGCGCAGGGCACGCACCATGCAGTTCGGTAACGTGGAGAAGCAGTTCCTGATCGACCTGCTTGGTATCGTCGGCAATGACTCGGCCATCCTGCGGGACAGCCAAGGCCACTACGGCAAGCACATGGACTGGCGGCTCAAGAAGCTGGTTGACACACTGCGTCCGTATTTGTGTGAGCGCAAGCACAAGAAGGTCGGCTTCAATCTGGGCTTCGAATATCTCTCGCACTACTGGTTGTTCGGTCTGCGGTCGCAGAATTTCTACGATTGTATGATGGTCGAGAAAGCCATTTACGCGGGCAGGCTGCCGCTCAAGCGGTACGACATGTTCAGTATGCGGTCGGTCATCCGTCGCTGGCTCCGCAAAGACATCGACAAAGAATATCAGGCATCATTCAACATGACAGACCCGTTGAGCGACGAGCAAATCTTCTACGCTTGCGGTGACGTACGGTATCCATTCGTTATCAAGTCGGCGCAGGACATGGTCACACGTGGCATGATCCATAACCGGCTCCCGCGCTGGATTAACATCCCTGCGCAGTGCTGTGGCGACAACCTGAAAGAAATTTGCCAGATTGAGAATGATGCTATCGGATCATTCCAAGACATGACCGTTCATGGCGACTGTATCGACATCCCGCGCTGGACCGCGAAGGTCGAGAAACGTAAGTTGGACTTAGTCGTCTCGCTGGCCGAATTGGATCAGGAGTTCATCCACTACGTTGGCAAGAAGGGTGGTCTAGCCTATTCAGAGAAGCAGATCACAGACGCTGAGGAGCGATGGAAATCGATCAAGCTGCCGAAGGCTATCGGCGAAGTCGTGGGCGAGGACGGCAAGAAGCATTCTGTATACACAGACGCCGACAAGCTAATCGTAGACAACCGCACGGCGCTGAAGACTGCGCACAGCGACATGAAGAAAGCCAACACGTCGCGCAGGACGAAGTCCGAGACCTGTCAAGGTGAGGCGTTCATCAACTACAACTCTCCGACGCAGATCAAGGATGTCCTGCATCAAGTCGATGGGCTGGAGAAGATGAAGTCTACGGCTTCTGAGGTGCTGGAGAAGTACGAGCACATTCCGATCTGCAAAGCGTTATCAGAGTACCGCAAGATCGCGAAGGAAATCGGCACCTACGGCATGACGTGGGTGACAGAATGGAAAGACGATGCCCCGGCAAAAGACAACGACGAAGAGGGTTGGATCAACCCGCACGATCACAGGCTGCACCCGCAGTACAACCAATACGACGCTGACACAGGCCGCAGTTCTAGTAGCGGGCCTAATGGCCAGAATCTTCCTCATGATAAGGAGACTCGCGCCTGCTTCGTCGCAGGTCCACCCGACGAAGACATCATCGGGCTCAAGAACTCGAAGTGCTGCGGCAAACGCGCCACGCGCAACGAAGCGCACCTCGCCATCGAAACGTACAAGTGCACGAAGTGCGGCAAGACTTGCACGCACACGGAAGTCGAGGATGAGTCTTACGTCTTACTGACCATCGATATGTCGGGCGCTGAACTCCGCATAATCGCGGAGATGGCGAACGAGAAGATTTGGATTGATGCCTTCAACAAGGGTCAGGACGTTCACAGCATCTGTTGCGAACTCGTGGATGCCGAGAAGTGGGAGTCGATGACTGCCCGCCCCGGCGACACGATGAAGAACAAGAAAGGCGAGATGGTCCCGGTACCGCCTTGCGCCTTCTACGCGCTGGATGAACAAGGCGAGTACAAGAAGTTCAAATGCGAATGCCCGAAACACAACGAGTACCGCAACGACTTCAAGCCTGTAAACTTCGGCATCGCGTACGGTCTGGGTCCGAAGGCGCTGTCGGTACAGATCAAGAAGCCCGAGGACTTCTGCAAAGAGGTTCTTAAGGCTCACCGTGGCGCATTGCCCGTGCTCTGGTCATTCATCGACCTTTCCGGCCAGAGGGCTATCGACAACCTGAAGGCGCGTGATCTTTTCGGACGCCGCGAATTGTTCAAGGAGCCATCCTATGATGACGCTTTGAAGTTCGTCTTCGAGCACAAGGACGATGAGAAGCCGCCAGACGTAAAACAGGCGATGCGGGCGCTCTATGGTATAATCGAACGAGCGGGCAAGAATATGCCAATACAAAGCTGTAACGCTTCCGTGATTAAATTAGCTATGGGCAGCGGCAGCGACGAAAAGGGAAAAGAGTTTCTCTGGCACGTCTTTCCAAAGTACGGCGCGAAACTCATCAAAATGGTGCATGACGAGCTAGTTGTCAGGTGCCTAAAAAGCAATGCGGATGAAGTTGCGCTGTTAACTGCGGATGCTATAAGACGCGCGGCAGCTACGCACCTCAAACGTGTTACAATGGAATCAGAGTACCATATAGAAGTTTTTTGGTGCAAATGATATGGCATTGTGTGAATGTGGTTGTGGCAAGACAACAAATGTAGCATCCAGAACAAGTCCAAAACGGGGCTGGATAAAAGGTAACCCGCTTCGATTCCTTCGCGGACATAGCGGAAATCGGAAAGGTCGTTGCGTCATGGTACAAGTGACAACTTGGCAGTTTGGTTTTCTTGAGTTCCGCGACTTGGGCAAGATAGACGGCGGGGTGACGCATCGATACGAAGTATCCAGTGTTCAGGACGGCACCGTTCTGGGTTGGGTCGTTTGGAAATCGGGCTGGCGGCGATATACGTACAAGCCTGTAACTGGATGGGACACATGGTACGACAGTTCGTGCTTGACAACCATCGCTGAATTTGTTAAACTTAGAACCGATGAGAGGAAGGCCCACTGGGGGCCGCAAGGAAGGTTTCCGGACCAAGTACAACCGGATGGTGGAGGGGCCAAAGCGTCCCCCGTTTCTTAGGAGGAAACATGAGTGTATACGGAGTTATTTTCGCGGCAATCGCGAAAAAGGTCAGCGCGTTGGTGTCAGAAATTCGCGGACTGGTGGCGGAAGCTAAAGCAGCGGCCCTGCGCATCACTGTGAAGGCAGAGGCAGATGTCAAAGCCATCTTTGTTGAAGCTGAAACGAAGACCAAGGCGCTGGAAGCGGAACTGGTTGAGAAGATTTCCAAGCTGTAAACGATATCGGACGGGTCTCGAAGTCTGAGACCAATTTAATCTGTGCGGTTGCAGCACCGGAGCAACCCGCCCGAGTAGATACGCATAGTATGAAGGTGCAGGCTCCGTTGTAAGACGCGGGTTCGATTCCCGCCGAGTCCACCAAGACATTCATGATGACGCTGATGTAGTTCATCCTACCTTCAGCAGCGGGCCTGTCTGCATAAACAGGTGTCTCGATGAATGAGTGTCTTAGTGGGCTCGTCATGGTTTCGATTGCGACGATGAGCAAGTTCTGGACTGTGCAGGATGGCTTCAATCCTTAAAGAGAGCGAACCCTAATTGCAACGACTAAACCTCTTGCAATGGCAGCGGCTGCTTAATCGCATCCGTTGACGGAGTCCGCCGAGGAACTTGGCAACAGAATCCTCGGCAACACATTTTATGGCAGTGTACGATAACGCGATTCAATGGGCAGCCTATCAACGAGATTACTGGAAGACGCACCCAGACCATAGAAAATTAGACGCGCAACGTAAACGCAGCAATCAAGCTGCACACTGCTTATGGATTTGGTTGTATCTCAAAGACCACTCTTGTGTGGTCTGCGGAGAAGCCGATCCTCTAGTGCTTGAGTTCGATCACATAGTTGACGACGGGCATAATCGTGATGTATCGGGTATGGCGCAGAACTCACGAGAACGCGTGTTGAAGGAAATCGAGAAGTGTGAAGTCACTTGTGCTAATTGCCACACTAGGCGAACAGCACAGCGGGCAAATACTCCACGATGGCAGTTAAGCATAGGAGCGTAATCATGTCCGAGTACAACCGAGAGCAAGCCAAGGTAGACACAATCGTCGTACTCCAGAATCTGATAGAGCAGCTACGCAAGGTTCACGACGTACCCAGCAAATCCGACGCGCGGATGATTATCCGCGAAGCGATGATGGAGTTGTAATGCACACCGATTTCGTCACAATCGATGACCGCGTTCGCGCGGCCTATCAAAGCAACCCGGAATACCTTGCCGAACTGCTGGCGCTAGTTAACATTTCAATTCGTACCCTGCTCATAAGTTTAGCGGGTCGCGATATGCGCGTGGCCGATCCACACATTCACTTCGCGGTACTGGGTGTCGGAGAGGATTACGTCAACGGTAAATACGATCCGTGGCATGATGAAGGTAACGGCACGAACCATCGCCTTAGTCAATGTACTGAAAGGTGCAAGTGAAATTCTACACTGCTGACTGGCATCTGGGTCACGCCAACATTATCAAGTTCTGCAAGCGCCCTTTCAAAGACATTTTTGAGATGAGGGAGTTCCTTATTAAGGCGCACAACGACCGGGTGAAGCGCGGCGACACCACGTATCACATTGGCGACATGTTCTGGCGCACTATGTCTATCGTCGAGGCGCGGTACGTCATGAGTCGGCTCAATGGTTACCACAAGTTCGTGTACGGGAACCATGATCAATTGATGGACGGGAGCCCCGAACTGCGTGCATGCTTTGCTGAAGTCGCGGACGCGCTATGGGTGCCCCATACCAAGCTGCACAAGGGCATGTACCTGCATCACTACGCATGCCGCGTGTGGCGCGACTCCCACAAAGGATCGTACCATCTCTACGGCCACTCGCACGCGGCGTTGCCCGAGGCAAACACATTATCGTTCGATTGCGGCGTTGACTCGCGCCCTGATTACGCGCCGTGGTCCGAAGAAGAAGTCGATGCTAAGATGAAGGCCAAGAAGGCCGCTGGCGCAAAGGACGAGATGGAGGCCGAGATTGCGGCTAATCCGTGGAACAAGGCCGAGGGCGCACAAGCACCGTACCCATTGCTGGAGGTGCCCAAGATTCCAGATGCTGCGTGGGACGCTATCGAAGAAGCCCGCGTAGCCTTTGAGGCTGAGACTGGTGCGAAGTGGTCACCGCTCAACATCAACGGACGGTGCGTGTAATGGCGCTCATGAGCACTCGCGCTGGCTACAAAGCCAGCACCATCCTCGCATCGCAAACCGTGATGCGGGCGCTGATTATGTACGCCGATGGCAATGTCACTATCCAGACCAAGAACTATCCACACCCCATGGACCCGGATGGCGTCACTGACACGGTACGCCTGTACTGCGAGAAATGCCAAGCCTCAAAAATGTTTGAGTTCGACAGCATGTTCAACGAGACTCGGCTGATCGAAGAACTGGAATGGGCTAAAGCGCACAAGCATTCGGACGGCATAGTTCACATCGTCCAGCAAGACGAAACCCCGACCGTGGGATCGGGCGACAGAAAGCTGAAGGTGATCCAATGACTGAGCAACGCAATCCACGGGACGGCGGGCGACCGCAGTCACCATTCAAACCAGATGCTACTGTATGGGAGCCAGCGAGTCTTAAGAAAGCCCGCGCCATGGGCAAGACAATCGGTCTAACCGATGAGCAGGCAAGAAGAGAGCAGAGAAAGAACAAAGGGGAGCAGGTTCGCTAATCCTTCGCCCTACTTGACACGAGTCAGTGGATTGTGTTCTCATAGTTGAATGAGAAAACAACTTCTGACTATCGTGTTCGTGCTGTTGTTTGGTTCGGCAGGATGGGCGCAAGTAGACGCTCAGAAACTGGACACATTGTGTCACGCAATCGCTCACGCTGAGGGCTTCGGAAAGAAAGGCGCTATTCCGACACGCTACCACAACCCCGGAGATTTGAAGTCGCGGCCCGGATTGGCTCCGTTGCCGGGACAAGTGCGGATAGGAAAAGCAGGCCATGTGGTCTTCCGTGACGACGAAGCTGGCTGGACGGCACTGCGAGAATATCTGACGAAAATTGTCGAGGGTCGGTCGAGGCGCTATGTTGCGTCTATGACCCTAAGCGCAACATCCCGAATCTATGCGCAACGATGGCAACCTTGGTTGCGTATAGTAGTTGCGTCTTTGGGCGTACCTGCCTCAACCCGGCTGGACGAGTACCTGAAGCCTGACTATTCTCTGGACTTCTTGGACGGATTCTGCTACACTATGTAGCATGATCTGGGTACTTTTGATCTACACAATGGGCGTCTCGATAACGATGACGACCCTGAAGAACGGCTTCGACACGGTGAACGATCCAAGGGCTGCACTCATGTGGCCCATTCTTTTATTGGCGTTCGTGATTAAATGGCTGGAGGGCAAATGAGTGAACCTTATGACGGCGCAATGCCAACCGATAAGCCAAATATCTGGGAGAACGCGAACGGTTTTTGGTTTACGGACGAGAGCTACGATTGGAACGGGCCTTATTCAACCAAAGCCGATGCTGAGGTTGTTTTGAAGGCATACTTCGAATGGCTGAACCGGCCCAAGGCCATCAACGGCACGGGCAATCTGCCTCAGTGCGACGTGAAGTATTACGGAGGGTGAATGAACGGCGGACTCGAAACAAAACTCTGGAAGTTCTCACTTGTTCAAACATCACTGGTCGAACAGCGCTACATGTGGCCGCACATTGTGCAGTTCATTGATCTTCAGATGCAGGACGGTATACCCGTTCTATGGGCGCTGGTGCACCCTGACAGCCCTAAGAGGCTATACAAAATCATGCGGTTCCTGACGGGCGACACTGTGTACGGAGTCACGCGGCATCTGGGCACCGTAACCGACGACTGCGGAGATGTGCTGCACTACTTCTCGGGAGGGCCGGGATTGTGACAGGCGGCATCGGACGCACAGAGTTGATCGACGCGCTACGCAAGCTGGTCGCCGCGACCGGGCACGAGTCGGCGGGACCGAAGCGGTGCATGTTCAACTCACGTGGCTGTTCATGCGGCAAAATATTTGAACTACGCAACGCGCTGGCTGATGCGAATCGGCTTTTGAGAGAATGCGAAGAATGAAAATTCTCATTGGGATAACGAGTTGTCACAGTGCCGTGTACCCGGACGCCATGGAGCGCCATGCTCCTCCCAACAACGCTTTATGCCCCGACGCCTCCCGTGCCACTTGGATCAGGGATGCGAAGGCCGCTGGCATAGATGTTCGATTCTTCTATGGACGAGGAGCAACAAGAGAACCACTTGCGGATGAAGTCTTTCTCGATGCGGACGATTCGTACGATGGTTTGATCGAAAAGGTAACAGCAATGTTTCGCTGGGCATTGGCTCAGGATTATGATTTCGTAATGAAGGTGGATGTCGATTCGTACGTCAACGTCAAGAATCTTCTGGACTCGGACTTCAGAGACTGGGATTACACCGGGCGCGGTTGGGGTCTTGGCTACGTTTTGTCCAAACTGGCTATGAATGTGGTTGTAGACGGCAACGCCCGAAAACTGAGTTGGGCTGAGGACTCGCACGTTCTTCGTAAATTGCTTGTGTGGGGTAATAAGAGCCTGAACAACAAAATAAAACTCTACGGCGATGGGCGGTATGTATTCCTGCCCAATCTGATCGATCCTGAAGTCGGCGTGTACAACACGGCGTTCATTGTTGTGAACCCTATGAACCCGGAGAGTATGCGCAAGCTACATAGCACGGGCAATATTCGATCCATCATGCCGTTCAACTGGTCAGCCGAGGATTTGTGGACCGCGCCAAAAGAACGTACCTCGCACGGCAGGTTGTTGGGTGCTTGTGCAATCTACGGATGCGCCTGCCCAATCCCCTTCAGTAAGTGGAATGCGCTTAGTACCTATGAACGTCAACCATACGTAGACTGGACTACACTGGTCAACGCTTGCGCCGAGACGGACAAGGTAGCACTGTGCCCGTCCTTCGAAACATGGATGCAACCGTTAGAGGGACGAAAACAGGTTTTGGACTGGGCACGCAAGACAAATGCCGAGGCTGAAAAATTCATCGACACACTCCGTGCAAACAGCGCACGCCTTCAGCTTGTGAAGGAAGAGTCGTTGATAGCAGTAATAACTTGTCCCAAGTACGCCTCGCGAGTACGGGCACAAAAAACTAATTGGATCAAAGCAGTACGAAACGCCGGATTCAACGTCGAGGTTTTTGACGGCTTCCGCTTGGGCGTGCCAGACACGTACGTTAGTCTGCCCAACAAAACCAAAGCCCTGAGCGCACTCGCGCTGCGCTATGGATACAAGCATTTGTGTAAGGTAGATGACGACACGCACATTTACGCATCAAATTTGCAAACAATCGAAGACGACTACGCGGGCATACCGATGCGCTGGAACAATTTCGGATTGCCCGAGGCTGGGATACCGCCTCTCCCCAACAATGGCCCGAAGTTCAACTACGCTAGTGGAGGGTGTTATTGGTTGGGCGAGAAGTCCATGCAGTTGGTGGCCGATGCTTCTGTTTCTGATTGGGCAGAAGATCGATGGGTCGGAAAGGTTTTGGGCATGGCGGGCGTTCAGTTGATGTCTGCACTGAACTACTACATCGTGGGGCAGGACAACCAGCCGGGAGAAATTTCTCTGGCAACCGCAGCATCGCTCGACAACGTAGTGGCACTGACACAAATTTATGGAGGTGGTCATTGATTACTATTAAACTGATGGGCGGTCTCGGAAATCAGATGTTTCAACGGGCATACGGCCTCACTCTGGCAAAGGCCGGGTATCAAGTAGCATTTAATTCAGCCGCTTTGACCCAACCGGATCGCGGGTACGCACTCAGCGAATTTGGCTGGCTGCCTCTCTCAACTAAAAAACAGCCTGCAATAGAAGAACAAGGCATTCGATTTCAGGCCGACTTACTGGCCCCGCCTGACGGCAGCGTGATGGTTGGCTACTGGCAGTCGGAAAAATACTTTTCCCATATTGCCAACGAAGTCAGACGAGCATTTATTTTTCGACGCTACGCACTTCGTTCCAAGGGCACAATCGCTGTCCACGTCCGTCGCGGAGATTATGTCAACCTTCAGCACTTTCATGGTATACCTGAGCGCGATTGGTACATTCGGGCAGTAGACACCGTGCTTAATAAACGCGGCAACGACAAGACGATATACGTCGTGTCTGATGACAGTCAGTGGTGCCTTGATAATCTCCCAATGCACTGGCACGTTGTGGGCGGGATTGATAAGTATCATGACATGCAGATTATTTCTGTATGCGAACACGCCGTAATTTCGAATTCATCGTTTTCGTGGTGGGGCGCGTGGCTTGGAGACGGTGACCCGCAGCGCATCGTTGTTGCACCGAAGCGATGGTACGCCGCGCCCGAAATGCAGGACGATCAGGACATTGTTCCGGAAAGATGGTTAAGGTTATGACTACGGCGTTGGTGTTGGTGGCGTCTGGCGAGACGTATCGCAAGCACGCGATACGCTTCCTTGAATCCGTTCACAAGTTCTTCGTACCGCCATATGACGTGGTGATGTTCACAGACGAGCCGGATAATTTTCCATTTCTCTATAAGCCCCTGAAGATTCCAACTCTAGGCTACCCGCAAGCGACATTGCTGCGGTACCACATGTTTCACGCGGCCAGTGAACGCCTGAAGAACTACGACTACATCTTCTACTCGGATGTGGATATGCTCTTTATGGATCGCGTCGAACCGAGCGACATCTTCTCGAATGGCATCACGGCAACTCTGCACCCCGGATTCGTGGGTCTGCCGGGATCAACGGAACAGAACCCATTCTCGGCGGCTTATCTGCCGAAGGCGCGTAATTACTTTTGCGGCGGTTTCAACGGCGGGACTAGCAGCGCATTCTTAGCCATGGCGGGCACGATACGCGAGGCGGTAGATCGCGACTCCAAAAACGGAATCACTGCTGTCTGGCACGATGAATCCCACCTCAATCGTTATCTCTATGACAACCCGCCTGCCCGCATTCTGCTGCCCGAATTCTGTTACCCAGAGAGTGAACTTACGGCGTTTCCGCAGGGTAGGTATTCAAAGATTTGGGAAAAGGCTGGAATGGTCGGGTTGCGGCCAAGGCTTGTAGCACTGGACAAGGAGAGCAGATAATGTTTGACATCAACACCTGTCAATGGGTGATGTGGGGAGCCAAGCGACCCTACAACACGTACGGCCATATCCATGACGCTTTCTTACGTGCGCTGGAGTATCAGGGCAAGCGGGCCGTGTGGCTTGACGACGGAGATGACCTGTCACAACTCGACATGGGGAACACGCTGTTCCTAACCATGAACTGTGTTGTTGGCGGCATCCCTTTATCCAAGGAGTGCTACTACTTCATCCACAACGGCAGCGACGTGCGAGAGTTGTTTACCGGGCCGGGAATGACGCGAGTGGTCAACTTCGGTGTGCACATTTCGACCAACACCTACGGCGACGTGCCGCAGATCGGTCCAGAGATTTGGTTCGACGCGAACAGCAAATCTATGTCATTCCGTTGGGGAACAGACTTGCTGCCAAACGAGATTGAAGCTAACAAGCCTGCACGTACGTTTAATTCGGACAGCAAGGTCATCAACTACATCGGCACGATTGATCCTTCAAACAAGGCCATCATCGGTCGCTTCCGGCAGGCAGCCGAGGCGCAGGGCATCCAGTTCGTCGGCTACGGAGGTTGCTACGCGGGACACGAAGGCCACAATCAGGTCGTGAGCGTTGATGACAATGTTCGCCTCATCAAAGAGTCGTACATGGCTCCTACGCTTCAGCGCATGGATCAGGTTCAGTCCGGGTACGTCCCCTGTCGCCTGTTCAAGAATATTAGTTATGGACAGTTCGGGATCACGCATTCCCGTTTCGCGAACGAGTTGTTCGGCGGCAAACTGATCTACAATCCGGACCCGTATCGCCTGTTCTACGACGCGCTCGAACGGTTGCAGGTCACTCCCGTTTCTGAACTGCACGCACTGATGGACGAAGTCGCAACCAAGCACACGTACCTGAACAAGATCGCGGCGATTGAGCACGCGGTTCGTATCTTGGAGAACAAATGATTTCCTTCTACACCGTGTCGTGCAATCGTCCCGACTTCATTCAGCTACAGTGCATGGCTTTCCAAAAGCATATGCGAGAGTCGTACGAATTCACTGTGTTCAATAATGCCGATATGTCGGGACTGGGCGGCATCCGCGATACCGAGGGTCACAGAAGGATCGCCGAGAAATGTGGAGAACTTGGGATCAACGTGATCGACGTACAGCACGACATCACGCAAGAGCAGCGCCGGGGAGAAAAGATATTCAACGCGAACGGGACGTATTACAACGCCAACGTAGCGGCAGCTTACCCGTGGTGCTGGGCATGGGAAAATTTTATCAGCAAAAATCAGAACCCCGTCTGCATCCTCCACTCGGACATGTTCCTGTCCGATCCATTTTGGCCATCCAACTATCTTGAGCGCGCGCCGATATGCTTCATTGCTCAGGGAAGGCCGGGAGGCATTGAGTACATGTGGGACGCGCTGGCCGTTCTCGATCTGTCCAAGTTGCCGGAAGTGGATAAGATCGACTGGTGGTGTGGAAAGATCAACGGCACGGCTGTGGACGTGGGTGGTCAGACGCACAACTATCTCGCTGCACATCCGGAGATTCCCAAGCTGCGCATTCAGCCGAACTACACCGAGTTCGACGATGCTTCTGGGTTCCGACCTGCCGACTACGAAACCGAGCGCTTCGAAGGTATTGAGAAATTCGTACACTATCGAACGGGATCAAATTGGAATGCGCGGTCGGACGACTACCACGCCGCGAAGTCCCTGTGGCTATGGCGCAAGTTGAATCTGAGGTAGCTATGAATAAAGGCCAAGTAAACATCGTAATTCCGTTGTACAATCAAGCGCCGTACATCATCGACTGCTTACGGTCGGTCGTCGTTCAATCCTATCGGAACTTCACAGTGACCGTGGTGAACGACGGATCGACGGATCAGTCGGCAAGTGTCGCGCTGGACTTCATTGCTGCGAACAACAAAGAAGGCCGAATCAAACTAATCTCACAAGTCAATGGCGGACTATCGGCAGCCCGTAATGTCGGGATCACTGCGTGCGATGGGGAGTTCATTCTTCCACTTGACGCCGATGACTACATCGACGCCGACTACCTCGAAACGACGGTGCCCCGGATGATCAATCAAAAGGTTGGCATTGTATCGACGGATATGGTATACTTCGGAACAAGACACGAGAAGGTGCCTCCGACCGGGATCACTCTGGAAGTTGAGATGCTGGTGAATGGCATTCCCGTGTGTTCCCTGATTCGCCGTACGGCGTTCGAACAGACGGACGGATATCAGCCGCTAGTGATCGACGTAGATGGCAGACGCTTTGCGCCGGGGTATGAAGACTGGAATCTATGGCTCTCCATCATGAAGCGTGGGTGGTCGGTCAGTGTTGTCAATGAGCCGTTGTTTCACTATCGCATCAAGACCGTGTCCATGGTCACGGAGTGCAAGAACTACGATGCACTTTTGCAGGCCGCGATACGGCGGAATCATCCCGAGTTGTACTCGGCGGAAAGGACAGCGTGAAGACAGCACTCATAACAGGGATAACGGGACAGGACGGATCATACTTGTCCGAACTCCTGCTTGAAAAAGGGTACAACGTGCACGGGCTTGTTCGGCGCACCAGCACATCGAGCACCAGCCGCATCGACCACATCAAGGACAGGCTCACCTTCCACGACGGCGACATGACGGATTCTGGTTCTCTGGTCAACGTTCTTAAATCTGTGCAGCCTGACGAAGTGTACAACCTTGCGGCTCAAAGCCACGTACGTACAAGTTTTGAGAACCCCGAGTATACCGCAAACACGGATGCTCTGGGAACTCTGCGTCTGCTGGAAGCTTCCCGCATGTGCGGCAGCAACCCGCGCTTCTATCAGGCCAGCACGAGTGAACTATACGGCATCGCGGAGGTTCCACAGAATGAGCAGACACCGTTCTACCCGCGCAGCCCTTACGGCATCGCCAAACTGTTCGCCTATTGGACCGTTGTCAACTATCGCGAGAGCGGCATGTTCGCATGTAACGGCATACTGTTCAACCACGAGAGTCCTCGACGCGGCGATGACTTCGTCACCAAGAAGATCGTTCGGGAACTTGTCAAGATCAAGACTGCCGGGCATGGCACGTTTGCGCTAGGCAATTTGGATGCGAAGCGCGACTGGGGCTACGCAAAAGAATACGTAAATGCGATGTGGCGCATGTTGCAGATCGACAAACCCGAAGACTTCGTGATTGCCACAGGCGAGTCCCACACGGTGCGGGACTTCCTGAATGAGGCCGCTGCGTATCTCGACATGGAATGGGAGCCGCATGTAACAATTGACCCGCGATACTTCCGTCCAACTGAGGTGGACTACCTTCTCGGGGATGCCTCAAAAGCCAAGAAGATTTTGGGATGGACTCCGCAGACAACGTTCAAAGATTTAGTTCGCATCATGGTGGACAGCGAACGGAGATGGGACTGGCAATGAACACAGAATCACGAATCCTGCTAACAGGCGGTCATGGCTTTCTGGGTCAAAACATCTACAAGGAACTGACCCGCAAAGGGTACAAGCATGTCATCGTGCCCACGCACTCAATGTTCGATCTGCGCGACCCGGAGCAGGTTAACAACCTCATGCGCTGGAATCCCGTTGATGTAATCATCCACTGCGCAGCGCACTGCGGTGGCATCGGTTTGAATAAAGCCAAGCCTGCCGACTTATTCTACGATAACATGGCCATGGGTTTGAATTTGATTCATGGCGCTGTGCGTTTTGGTGTCAAGAAGTTCGTACAATTGGGCACGGTGTGCGAATACCCGAAACACACGCCCACGCCGTTTGTGGAGACCAACTTGTGGAACGGTTACCCAGAAGAAACCAACGCGCCCTATGGAATCGCAAAGCGCGCGTTGCTCGTCATGGGCAATGCGTACCGTCAGCAATGGGGCTTGAACAGTATCCACATATTGCCCGTCAACCTTTACGGACCGGGTGATAACTTCAATGACGATAGTTCACATGTCATCCCGGCGCTCATCAAGAAACTCTTAATGGCAAAAATCGCAGGCAAAGATGAGGTCGTGCTCTGGGGCAGCGGTAATGCATTTCGAGAGTTCCTGTACGTCGATGACGCAGCCAGAGGTATTGTGCTGGCGGCAGAGAAATACGATTCTCCTGAGCCCATCAACTTAGGCATTGGGCAGACCATATCTATTCGGGCGCTGGCTGAACTAATCGCCAGTAAGATGAAGTTCACAGGCCGCTTGGTGTTCGACACCACACAGCCAGACGGGCAGCCCTTGCGCTGCCTCGATGTTACCCGCGCCACAGAGTTCGGTTTCTTCGCCGAGACTGATCTGTCCACTGGGCTTGACAATACAATTGCTTGGTATCGAGACTGTGATGACGAAGCCGTATAATCCGCCAACGATAACCAATCAGCGGGCGCAATGGAAGCGCATCGGTGAGGCAGCGGACAGCGTCATACTGTACATTGAGCGCATCGACGGATTCCGCATAACAGTAACTCGGCACATGAAGATGTCAGACCTGCGACCTTTGCCGCAAACCACTGTCTCGGACTACGAGAATCAGGCGCGTATCCAGTGGAACATCATACGTGAAGCGTACCGTTCCGCTATGGAGGTAGCGGATACCAAAGCCGCTGCGGAATTGCGAGAACGTTATCTACGAGCAGAGGACGACCTAAAGCGTAATGAGGTTCGCATCAAGCAGGAATCGGAGAGGCTTTACCATTTCCATCCCAGCAGGTCGCCGTTCAGTTGGTAAGGAGGACTTATGGCAGTTACAGAAGCGGAGTTCAAGAGGATCATCGCCGAGATGATTGGTGTTCCACTAACAGCCGAACAGGCTGCGACACTGAAGAAGTGTATAGACAAAAACACGGACACCCGTTCTGAGTGCCCGTGCTCGAAGTGCCGACTAGCCGCGTCGAACCAGAACTAAATCTTTGTCTGGGTTGTCCAACGTGAGGACGCCATCGGGACGCCACCACACAAGCCCGTCACTGGTACGGGCAGCTTCTGCCGTTATCGGTTGAAACGGCGGTTCTGCGAATTGCGGATCAAGCGGTTCGTGCTTCATTTGATTCCTTTCTTTCTGCGTAATGTTTCCAAACAATCGTGTCCCATTCCTTCGGGCTCAGTTTCCGTTTCCGACCTTCTTTGATGAATGCCAGTTCCAATTCACGGTACTTCGGTCCTGCTGACGGCGTGGACTTAGGAGCATTGTATCCGTGCGCCCTGAGCCATTTCAAGATGTGTGTATCGAGCGGGATTACTTCGAGACTGGGACGCGTGTAGAGCAGAAGCATTCGGGCGGTCTTTGGGCCTACTCCATGAATGGCTTCGAGTTGTTCGAGAGTGACCTTGCGCGGATTGATTTGGATCATGCCCTCGAATGCTTTCTTGATGCGGGCGTATTGACCCATCTTGTGCTTCTGAAGCATCGCTAACAGTGTGCCGTTGTTGACCGCGACCTTGACAAGTTCAAATGGTGAGCGTTTGCAGTAGTGGAATTGCAGATCGTCGAGAAAGTTGCCCAGCTTGGTTTGTGTCTGCCGTGCGCCCTTCCCAGCTACGCAGATACCGAACAGGAACCACTCCTCAATCGTCTTCTGCGTCCATGGCTTTGACAGGTCGAATGAGTCGATCATCTAGTATGTTCTCTTTGTTCGTTCAGCCAGCAGATCATTCAGTTGCATGACCATGTTAATTGCAGCCTTAGCGCTGTAATTGCCGCTGGCTACGAGAGTCGCGGCAGCGGTCAGCATATCCTCTGTCAGGATCGCTTCGGTGCCACGGTTGAGGGTCGTTGATGTCGCCACTTCTTCGGTTATTTCGATCTTCAAATCGTTTGCCGCCATGATGCCTCCTTTAACTGATTGCCTCTTTGAATGTCAGAATACCTTCGTCCATCCGTCGCGACAACAGTACGCCGATACATTGAGCACGCGGCGTCACCTTGCGTACAGATCGACGAATGAACTTCAGGGTGCGTCCGGATTCGGATAGGTCGTCCACAATGATATAGCGCCGAGCGTTCCTCATGCCGAGCAGGTACCCGCCCGGACCGATACGTCCGCCATGGCGTTTCTCAGCTTTGCGGATGATGATTAGTTCCTTGCCGAGCATGTATGCCAGTGGGATGCCGAACAGAGCGCCCGATACGCCCGTGATTGCGATGGCGTCAAAGCTGCGATGGAAGTTCTTCTCGCGCAGAATCTTTGCAGCCTGCTTCATCGTTGTGCGGCGGTACACCCGCTTCAGCAGTTCAGGGAAGTACGTCGGATTGAATTTAGGTTTAGGCATTGTAGTGTACCGTGAAACCCGATGGCCAAAAGGTCGTGGTCTGCCGCGCAGCGGCTTCTCCGGACTTCGAGGTAGATTTACGAACCTCGATACGGTTCTCATGCCACGGATTATCACACAGCAAAGTCGCTTGGGTCGGCGGCATCACCCTTGAACGGGGCTGCACCTCGTGTACGGGCAACACGAGAGGCAGGAATACGTCGGGGTCGGAACTGCCGCAGGTAGGGCACGTCACAATCCGGCCTTCCTCAGAATCTCCACGGCCACGCTCAAGCCTTCGCCAGAGCCTTCCGGCATCCAGCCTACTCCATGGTGACGATAACAGCCGCAGCCGCAGACTACTTGGCGCAGGATGTCGTCACAGATGCGTTCTAGCTTCTGGGTGTGCTCCTGAGTAGCAAACTCTTCAACCGTCATCCAGAACGGCGACACGCGATGCAGATTTGTAGGATAGCGCAACGCAGCGCCAGCCATCAATTCGTGCGCCCGCACAGAACTGCCGACGTTGTACGGGAGTTCCTTGACTTGCGCCCACGTGTTGTTCATAAGTCTCTCGACGATGTATCGGACGATCATGGTTTATTTCTCCATGTGGCGACAACAACGCTTCCTAACTCCCGAATCGCGTAGAGCACGGCAGCGACGAATGCAGCCATGAGTATGTAAGCGCCCGCGTACCACATGATCGCACTGAGCGCAAGGACCATGGCTAGACCTACGAGTAGTTCAAACAGGTAGAAGATCACAAGTCACCCGTGACGAGCAGAATGGAAACGACGAGCAAGCCGATAATGCCGACCGTGCCACCGATCACGACTAGCGTCCCTTTGATGCCGATAGACACCAGCATCATATATAATCCGGCACCAGCCATGGTTGAGATTATTGACCAGCCAAGTAGTTTTTTCATTTCACCTCCACGGTCAGGCAGTCGCCATCCTTCAACAGACGGATGGGCAGATCGGGAACGTAGGCGGTACCGCTGCCGCTATACGGCGCTGCGGGCCACCATCGACCTTCAGTCAGGCTGTGCCAGCCGGACACGTCGCAGTAGATCAGTTCTCCTACGAACTCTCCGGAGTCAACGATGCCGAGCGTGTTCAGCTTCATTGCGCGGATCGGGACGATGTTGGGCCGCTGATCGTATGACAAGGTCAATCTCATTGCTCTTTGATCCTTTCGGTGCAGAGGGTGATGGTCTCACGGTCGAGATTGTGTACCACATCGAGTACCTTGTACCGGGTGTGGTTGATGGTGACATGGCTGCCGACTTCGGGCACCACGTAGACCGTGAACGAGTACACATGCGTATGTTGCTTTGAATCCGTGAACTCGACGCTGATTGGTATGCTGGCTTCCACTATCGTCCTTTGTGCACCGGGCAGTTGTGAACGCCCATGCTGAAGCAGTCGCAGTTGTCGTATTGTTCGGCGGTCAGTGGCCGCACGACTTGTTCTCCGCGACGGAACGACTCCGTGGCGTCAGGGTTTCTGTCGAACCGCGAATGCAGGTCGTCCACGAACTGGACGGTGACCGGGACACCGAACGGGACGTTCATCGACTGGAGCCACTGCCGGACCTTCAGATCGCGGACGTGCACCGGAGGAACCGCCGTCATTATGGACACGCCGTTCTCACGGTTCAGGTCGTCGAGTGTAGGCCGGGTAACAGGTTTCGTCCGTCTCGACAGATCATCTACCTTCAGGGCGAGTTCGCGGATCAGGGAACCCAGATCGGCCACGACCGTGGTCTTGTTCAGACCATCGCCATATTCATAAGAGAGTGTCATGTTGGACAGCAGGCGGGCAACTCCACTACCCGGCGTGCCATCACCACCACGGAACTGGAAATCGACCTTATCGCATTTCATGATGTGATCGTACCACCTTTGTAAGAAGAATGCAACATCTTTCTGACAATGCCTCCAACTTGTACTGATACCTCCTGCGTCTAGCTGGACGAATCATCCGTTCTAACCCGGCTTTTGAGAGCTCGTAAATCCTCATTACCCAAGCTACCACGGATCGGCCTCTATGCCAAATCGGCCCTACGGGGCTCTATTACCGCACGGGAACAATCGAAGCCACTGGAGGGCACTGAGGTCAGAATGTGCCCGTACGGGAAGGCTGGTGCGCGGCGTTCAGCATTCTGGCGCGTTCACGGAGCGTGAACAGGTTACAGCAAGCTGGTTGGGTGTCTGGCATGGTACCTGAACAGACCGCTGAAGCGCAGGCGGACGCAGGGAGGTAGACCACCCCTATGTACGTGTAATGAAAGGCGGGAGGTGACACCCTTTCCACGGCGGCTAGGCCACGCGACAGGTCGAAGGGTGGTCACCGGGGAACCCCTCGGGCGACGGGGTCGCCACCACCCGCAGTAAGAGACTCCTTTTCAACAGGTTACCCAGTTCACTGGCAGCTTCGTGGGGCGAACAATCGCCGACCGTGCTCATTACCCACACCAAAGTGGTATTGACAGGCGCATGTTGTTGAAAGTACAGCCCAAATGTAGCATAGGGCTGGTACAATATGCTATTTTGTACCAAGGTGCGCGTAATGTTCGTGTTTTCTTCGTCGCCTAGCAGAGCCTAGCCCATTGGTGTAGCGAAGAGAACACGCAAGCGTACGCGATACGCTACTGGGGTATGCCCTGTGCATTACGCCATTCATTCGCCTGCGTCTTGGATACGCGCATTACACGACAGCGAAGAAAACACGCAGCCATACGCATTCCCTTCGCTCGTCTGTTAGACTCGTCCCATGTTGGCCGAGTTTGCACAGCGTCTTAAATACGCCGAATCTTCGCCCTGCCATTACACGTGCCCTGCGGCCTTCGTGTTCTATTCTCCGCACTATCTGCGGACATTCGCTTATGATTCGCCGCACGGTGGCCGCGTCTGTCTGGACGCACGATCCTGCCTTTCGCTTTCTGTTCTTCCTAGACTTTAGTGCCATTGACGTGATAGACTCGAACCATGTCGAACTTCTATTACGGCGTGGCCGTGCGCCATGCATTCACACGCGACGATCACACGCGATACCAGCAAGCACTGGCGCATGAGATAGGCGCGCACGAGTGGCGCGCGCGCGTGTGTTTGGTGAGCTATCCAACATGCTGGCCGCGTATCGTCTGCGCTTCCCAGTTCCCCGCCACAATAGAAAGCGATGGGAGCGCAAACCCGCATGAACACAGCACAATATGACGTTGTGATTCAGGAGCACGACAGCACGCCATGGACAGATGATGTTGGTTATAGCCGCGCGGGCGCATGGGCGCGTGTTCGTTCACTCGCTGCACTGGTCGTGCCCGACTGGCCGCATCCCATCTTTGTGCGCGTCTGGCGTCATCATTCGAAGCGCACAGCGGACGGGCGCACTCGAAAATGCAGAGTGCTGGTGTATTCAGGAGACTTGCGGGAAATTCAATAGCGCAAAATCACCAAAGTATTTGCGTGCAGCCTTATCGTAGGCGAGTGCTGCCTGCACTTCAGTGCGTCTTCAGTTCGCGCAACATACACGGTGCGAATGCTGCCATCTTTGCGACGGCGCACGATAGCTCTCCAAACAAACTGACTAGCCCATTGGTAATCAGCATCGTCAACCAAGACAATATATCCTTTGTTAAGTTCTATTGTTTTCATAGCTATTGGCAGTATAACAGGACCTTGGTAACAAGTCAAGTAACATTACTAAAGAATGATAACCAAAGACTTCGTCTATGCGTACGATTTTCCTTGCATTGCTTTTCCCTTGTGCTATTCTGATGTTGTTACACGGTGAGAGTCTAAAGCCTGACCGAGTACATGGGCATCCGACACCGGAAGTAGCAAGGGCCAAGTGACACGGCGGGCCATAGGGGCAAGATCAGAGCGCAAGTCCCCAAGCAGCGATGTAGGGCCAAACCCGCCAACGGTGACGAACCGCAGAGCACAGCCAAACTAGCCAGACATACCGCGTAGAGCACGCCGTACCGCTCCGCTGGTCAATCTGGACCGATAGATAAACGGACATCAGGCCGCATTCATCCTGAAGGCGATAGTAGAAAGCTGGCGCGCATCTGCACCTCTGCCGATTCTTCCGGTCCGCAAGGCACAAAGAATTAGAACGGGCATGGACTAAGTAATGTGCGCACAACCAGTGAGTACACGGGCTAACAATCGTAGGCCAAGAAAACGAGACACGAAGCGGACGCACGGGCCGCGCGGTCAAATCCAAGCCAACCAAAATTTTTCCGATATCGTGCAGCGTAACGTCATCACCATCTGAGAAGAGACTTCGCAGAGGTGACGTACTGGGCGGGCTCCTAACACTTGTCCCACACGCTGCACGGTTTACTTAGATGCCGTCACAACTTCTGGACGTTGACCCGCTCATGTCCTTTGAATCGACTGACTCCCCGCTAACGCATGGGATAGGTCATGAGGAAGACGGCATCGAAGCAAAC